ATGAGTAGCACGCCAAAACTGTATTTAGAGAAAAGAAAAGATAAAGAGGGGAATCTTATTGTCAAAGATTGCCTAATTAGAATGTACATTACTATTCCCGACGGAAGGGTTGAATACTCGACAGGTATCAGGGTAGATCAAAAACATTTTGTAACAGATTATCTTAAGAAAGGAAAAGATCCCATAAGCGTAAAGGCTCCAAACTTTGGTGAAAATAATGATCGCCTGGCGGCATTGACAACTGAAGCATCCAGGCTTCGCAATTTGATTGCTGCATCAAAAATTCCTATGTCAGTAAAGGAGTTTAAAGAAAATCTTGATCTTGTTCACCGGCCGAAGCGAGCGGAGGTAGTAAAAGACGATACGACATTCATAGACTATTTGGAATTGTTGATCGCACAACGTAAATCCGGGGAAAAGACAAAACCAAAAGATGGAGGCATGTATAGTAAGGCTAATATCAGGAAATTGAAATCCCTCTTATCTTCCCTGGAACGGTACTTGAAATATATCAAAAAGAAGGATTTAAAATTTGAAGATATAAACGATGCGTTTTACGATCGGTACAAAAAATTCTGTTACGAAGTTCAGGAGATTCAAATCAGCACGTTTGGCGGAGCGATTAAAGATATAAAAGCGGTAATGGAAGAAGCTCGAAAAGATAAATTCAACCTGGAAAAGCATTATTCCGAAAATAAGTTTGTATCCCCCAGCTACGAGTCGCATGCTGTGGCTCTAACATTGGAGCAATTAGACATCATTTATAAACTCCATATTGATGATCCGATTTTGGACCAGGTTAGGGATATGTTTTTGATCGGCTGTTATACGGCTTTAAGATTTTCAGATCTCTCAAATCTCACGATCGATAAATTGGAGGACAATGTAATTAGGCTGACCCAAGTTAAAACCGGTAGCCGTGTTACGATTCCTGTATCAAAGAAGATTCACCCTATTTTGGAGAAATACGGAAACTCTTTCCCATCTCTAAAAATTAAACTTCATGACTACAATGTATCTGTACGGGAGATAATGAAAATGGCGAAATTCAATACAAAAATTGAAACCAGTGATTCTAAAAAGGGAACTGTCAATAAATATGAAGTGGAGCTCTTTAAAAAGATCAGTTCTCATACAGCAAGGAGAACTTATGCCACCATCATGTTTAAATTACGGGTTCCCACATTGTTGATTATGGCTGTCACTGGACATAAGACGGAGGCTAGTTTTCTAAAATACATAAGAGCCACCAATGAGGATAAAGCCTTTATGATGGCGGAAGAAATGGAAAGACTAGGATTGTAGTCTTTCCAATTTGGCAATACGTTTATCTATAGAAACATCTAAACGTTCAAAACGATCTTCAAGAACTTTGATTTTTTCTTTTAAAATATTGTTCTCCAAAAGAACTTCTTTAAGATCTGTAGCTATTGTTGCCCTGGGAATTTCATCAACTATTTTCTTACCGTACCCATGGAAAAACCATATGTAGCTTAATTTGTATTTAAAATAAAGCTGCTTTACTATGTCTAGAGGTATAGTATATGTCCCTCTTTCATATCTAGAAATCAAATCTTGTTTAACTCCTAAGTCATCAGCAATTTGGTATTGTGTAAGCCCTAGAGATTTTCGAAAATCTTTGAAACGTTTTGCTTCTTGTGTCATTGTGTTTATAACTTAATGCTTATGTCTACTATATTGTATATTTCTCTGACATCATCCAAGTGGATGTCGAAATCAGGGTATAGTTTTTTGTCTTCGTTTAATGAATGGAGTGTTAAAATGCCATTCTCAACGTCATGTTTAATTACCTGTTTTAGAATAATTCCTTCGGTATTTGTTACAAAAATGAAGAAATCCCAAGCATGTGTATGCAATTTACTTTTCCAGTAAATTTTATCTATTCTTCTCCCGGTTACAATATCACCATGCCCGATACTTTTTCTCATGCCGTTATCCATGCTATCGCCGTGGACTTCGAACGACATATAGTGACCTTTGTGGAATTCGTTTACGGTAATCGTGTGAAATGGTAGCTCCTCGACATAATCTTGGTTATCATACCCCAGTAGATAACCGGCTTTTGCTTTTTCTGTGACTAATCTTGTTTTCATTAGGTAACGGCCAGGACTTAGCTCAAAGAAAATATTATTACCGTCTTCATCCTCATATTTTATATCATCAGAGAATTGTCCAATATATTTTGCGTTTGAACTAGTTGTAAGTTTATTTTGATCTATAATTTCTTGTGGTTTCTCTCTATCTCCTTTGTTAAAAATAAGCCAATCTAAATTAACCGTCGGCAACGCGTCTGAAAAACGCTTTTTCATTTTCATACCCAAAGGGTATACTCCTCGTTTTACACGGGAATATGTCTGCTCTGGTATATCAAGAAAAGCGGCGAAATCTCTATTTGTTAGCCCCATCTCTTTTCTGATGACCTCAAAATTATTATTTGGATACTCCATTGTGTTTAAACTTTTGTGTTTTTGTGTGTTCTGTTTAAACAATTATATGTAATAATGTTTAGTTTTTTCATATCAATAGTCGCTCCAAATGAATATTTGGCAGTTTAAATGTAATTAAACGGCAATATTGGCTTAAATAAAGTTTGACAATGATGATTCGATATGACAAAATGTTTAAAAAATGTTTGAAAAAAAGTTAAACATAAATTTGGTTTTATGATTTTAATGTCTAACTTTGTTTAACAATTCAGAAAGGTTGTAAAAAAATAAGCTTTACAATTTTGAACTGTAAAGCTTAAACAAATAAGAGTTTAAATTAATAAACCCGTTAGAGATGACAAATATAACGAACTTAAAAATGAAAAACAAGTCACTTGCATTGAAAAATGACAAGCATTTAGGTGTGCTTCGGGATCAAATGGAGTTTAACAATGATACAATAGTTGTTAAACAATATGCCTACATCGATTATGATATTGTTGGTGGTGGTGCTATTTTCTTTTTTGTTCCATTCCAAAAATGGTCAACAGATAGTTGGGATAAAAAAGTCGATCTACGGGAAATTTTTATTGAATTCGAAAAGCAAGTGATCGGAAATAGTGAATTCGATATTTCTAAAGGCGTTTTAATCAGAGATAACTGCGAATTGATAGATAATAGCCATGAGGCTTTTAGGATCGATGAAGCCCTAAAAGAAGCAGAGTATAAAGCAATCGAGTATATCATTGACAGGGGTTAGAGCCTGTTTAAAATTGACAAATAAGAGTAATTAAATTAATAAATACAGCAATGAGAAATCAACAGATTCAAAAACTAGCTTTGGTGCTAGCCGACCTTTCAGATATAGGTCACATTAACTCTACAATGAGTTTTATCAACATGTCTGGACGCAATTACGTCAATGTGATGGTGGGTGATAATAATTTCACTATCGACGGTGAAACGGTTCAAGTTTTTGCCCCGCCTACCAAGGTATCATTTTCAAAATTCTTACAGGCGCTGATGTCTGTAGCAGATGAAAGCCCTGTAGATTATGGCAATTAGAGTTCAAAAAACTTTGTGGCCACTGGATCGTGACCCAGGTAAACCAATGGAAGGTTTTAACGAATGGCATTCGTACATAAAAAACGAACTGTCTAAAACAAAAGTCGTCCATATCAATCCAATTTTGGAAGAACAGATATCGGATGCCCGAGGAAAGGTAAATACTTTGTTAATGGCTAAAAAAATATTGAGAGATGGACGCAATTGAGATTCATAAACAGCTATTAGAGCCGATAGATTACAAGTTCAGGATTCAATCAATAGGCTTTGGAAAGGCTACGGTAGTAGCATATATCGACGCTCGTCAACTTCAAGACAGATTAGATGAGGTTGTAGGTTTTCAGAACTGGCAAGTAGCTTATAAAGAAATTAAAGGTAACCTTTTTGCTGGTATTGCCGTCAAGATAGATGACGAATGGGTTTGGAAGTATGATTGTGGTACTGAAAGTAATGTGGAAAAGGAAAAAGGGGAAGCTTCGGACAGTTTTAAGCGTGCCGGTGTTATGTGGGGTGTTGGTCGATTTTTGTATTCTCTGCCTATACTTATTTTAAACACAAAGGAGCATACAAACAAAGGTGGTAAAAAGAAAGATTATCCAGTAAATGACAAAGGCGAAATTCTTTGGAATGCGGACGATCTCAACGCCTACTGCAAGAGCTTGAGTAAGAGAGGTGTGTCAAAAAATACAGATACGAAACCGTTGAAGTCAGTTAATGATGCCATTGCTGAAATGAAAAATGCTAGTAGTGTCAATCAATTGACGGCCATTTTCAACGCTAATCAGCATTTACAACAAGTCAAGGAATTTTTGGATGCTTTGACAGCAAGAAAAGAGGAAATCAAATTAAAGGTAGCATAATGGAAAAATCAGAATTATTATTGCGGATAGAAGCTTTAGAAAAACATTTAGGTTTTTATACGGAACCTTTAAGCCTTGAAGTGGGAAAATGGTATAAAAATACCAAAGTAGAAGGGACATTTATCAATTGTCAAGTTTTTACGGATAATGTAAAATCAGGATATGGTGTACATATGGGGTTGTGGTCAGATCACTGGGGTATTCTAAATTTTGAAGACTATAATGAGGCGTCTTCTATAGAAATAAGAGATATGCTTTTTAGTGAGGCGAAAAGGCGTTATAATGTTGATGATATTCCTATTTATTTGGATCAACCATTAAATTCAATCCCACTGAAAGGTTATCTATTTGAATATATTAATAACAATGTTTGTGCTAGTTCCGCTGGAATACAAATACTTTACTCCGAAGGAAAATGGGCGGAAATATCAAAACTGCCGAAGGTAGGTGATGTCTGTAAATTTTGGGATGAAGACAGCTCATTTGTAATTGGAAAATTAGCGTCAATACATATGTATTGTTTGGGTGATAACCAAAGCTATCCGTTTATGTTAGAAAATGGGGCAGAATATAAACATGCGCAAACAATCGATAAACTTGAAACATTGCAATTATTATTCGGGAAGGAGGAACCGAATGAATAAATCGTTATTCCATATCGAACAAGATTATCTACAGCTTGCCGAAATCCTGGAGGATAATGGAGGTGATCTCACTGAAGAAATCGAAAAACAGCTTACAATTAACAAAAGTGAGCTTGAGGTAAAAGGCGTGAATTACGCCTACGTCATAAAGAAAATGCTTTATGATGCTGAATTGTGCGACAAAGAAATTGAGCGTCTCACAAAGCTTAAAAAAAGCAAACAAAGCACGGTGGATAGGCTGAAAACTTCAATACTGAATGCTATGAACATTTATGGCATTACAAAGATTGAAGGGGAGACTATCAAAATTTCGCTGCGAAACAATGCATCATCTTTATCAATAAATGATGAGAAGCTGATACCTCGAAAATTTATGGTCAAAAAGGTCGATGTTCAGCCGGATAAAAAGGCAATTAAGGAAGCCTTAAATAACGGACTGAAAGTCAAAGGGGCAGAGTTAAAAGAATCAAAATCATTATTAATTAAATAAATACAGCAATATGAGTAAAGGTACGTCAAGAATCGCTATTGAAAACGGGTTGGTACCCACAAAAGCGCTAGTTGAGAGATTAGGAGTAACAAAGGAAGCAATATTTTATTACCGGGAAAAGAACATTATTCCATTTGTACAAGTGGGTAAACGGTATTTTTATGATCTTCCAAAAGTATTGAAAGCTTTAGGGAAATAGCCATGGGACTCATTTATTTTGGCTCTGTCAAGGATGGGGCGCTCAAAATACGAAATAGAAATTCTCTAGTTTTAGATCTTCAGTCTTTAGAGGGAAAAGAAATAGAGATAAGAATTTCGAAGAAGAAAAAAACAAGGTCTAACCTCCAAAATCGTTATTACTGGGGCACCGTTGTGCCAATTGTTAAGCAAGGATTGATAGATGCGGGGTACCCAAGAGAGAAAATTAACAATAGTGAAGTTGTTCATGAGTTGTTGAAAAACATGTTTTGTCCAAAAGAGGAGCTTATTAATGAAGACACGGGCGAGATTCTTATTTTGCCACCCACAACTACATCAAATTCGACAACTCAAATGATGGAGTATTTTGAGGATATCAAACGTTGGTGCGCCGAAAATCTAGGAATTTATATCCCTGATCCAAATGAACAAACTTCTTTATTTGCTGATTAATATGTGAAATTAACATTAAATACATAAAATATCATGGAATACTCAATGGAAGAAATGCCACTGGCAATAGGGATGATATTCTCTGAACTTAGGGAAGTTAAAAAGGAACTGGAATACCTTAAAACACAAAAGGAGCCGTCAAACAAATTGCTTTCCACAAAAGAGATTGCAAAGGAATTAGGGGTATCTCAATGGAAAGTTAGGGCGATGACCGCCGAGAAGACTATTCCGCACAAAAGGGCTGGATCAAAATATCTGTACAGCCTTAACGAAGTATTAAAATCAATTAACGTAAGTAAAAGACGATGAATAAAGTAACCTTACTTGGCCGGATAGGAAAATCTCCTGAGACCAGAACTTTTGACAATGGTAGTGTGACAACTTTTTCACTTGCCACTACCGAAACATTTAAGGACCGAAATGGAGAACGTAAAGAAAAAACAGAATGGCACAACGTTTCCTTTTGGGGTAAGCTTGGGGATTCTGTAGCGAAATATTTCAAAAAGGGTGATCCTATCCTTGTTGAAGGCAAATTAACTTACCGAGAGTACGAAAAGGATGGACGAAAGTCTTATATAACTGAAATTCAATGTTCATCTTTTGAATTTTTGCCAAAGAACGCTGGAACAAATAGCAATTCCGGTTCATCAGGATATGCCGATATGCATGCTCCAGTTGATTTGAGTGGTTCACAGGATGACGATGATTTACCGTTTTAATTTCTAGGTATGGAACATCAATTTAATATCGAAGTTGCGAGTATAGTGGGGGTTATACCTGCTATACTCTACAAAAATATTGCTTATTGGGCTTTTAAAAATAAAACAAATGAGAAACATTTTTATGATGGAGAGTATTGGTCATACAACTCTATTAAAGCTTTTAAAGATCAGTTTCCCTACCTCTCTGATAAACAAATTAGGACGGCATTAGACAAATTAATTGACGAAGGTTGGATAGGTGTTGGTAATTATAATTCGTCACCTTACGATAGGACTAAATGGTATTGCGATTTAAGGAAATTCGATTTGCCCAAATCGGCAAATGGAAAAGACCAAGAGGGCAAGTGTATTACAAATAATAAACCAGATAGTAAACCTATTGTAGTAGTAGACGAAGAGAATAAAAAATTGAGAAGCCTAGGTGTGTTTGATTCTATTGAAGATGCGATCAATGAGATGAAAAGTAATCAAGAATGGAAGGCTTCTTATGGTAAGCAATCGAAAATTGAAAACCCAAAAGATTGCGATAAATGGATTGATTTATACAAAGAACATGCTATCGCTAGTGGGAAAACATCGTTTAATCTCAAAGATTTAAAAAGCCATTGTCTAAACTGGACGAGAAAAAGAATTCAATCAGGAGCTAAACTACCGGTTGTAGTCGATAAAAATAAAAAGCACATTCCAAATATTTCACATTTACAATTTCACTAGCAATGATCAAAAAATCTAAAGACATCGAAAAAGAACTTAATTACCTCATAAACCACGGAAATCCAAAAGGTAATTTAACGGGGTTCAAGTCTTTTGATGAATACTACAGCATCAAATATGGTGCGTTTACGATCATTTTAGCTGAGCCTCACAATGGAAAGTCAGAACTTGGTTTCGAAATATGCATAAATCAAGCCATCAAGTTTGGTAAAAAATCATTGGTTTATAGTCCAGAGACTGGGACTGTTGCCGATATATATGCTGAACTTATTTACAAATACTTAGGTAAACCGATTCAAAGGTCTTTACCATATTCCGCAACAGATAAGGAGTATTATAGGGCGCTTGCATGGGTGGATGAGTATTTCAGTATTATCGATAGCGACGAAAAGGCATATAGTTACCAGGAGATTATGAGTCTTTGCACGAATGAAGACTTAATTTTTGTTGACCCTAATAACGAGGTGGTGCATGATTTTCAAGGAGCTTACCAAGGTCGGCAAGATATTTACATAGAAGACATCATGGCTCAAATTAGACGGTTTTGTAAGAAAAAGGATAAACATATGATTATTACGATGCATCCAGCTTCGCAACAGGCAATTTTTGATCCTGAAACTAAGAAATCATATTATGGTATGCCTAGATCTCGAATGGCTGCAGGGGGGCAAGCATGGTTTAGAAAGGCTATGGGCTGGATCAATATGTGGAGACCACCAACGTTTATAAACGATAGTGACGGGATGCCTTATCCTGAAAATATTGTAATCGTCGAAATAGAAAAAGCTAAACCAAAAGGTATCGGCAAAAAAGGTACGTTTCCTTTGTATTTTGATTTTAAGAGAAATCGTTATTATGAATATAATGGCGATGGAAACGAACAATATGCGTTCGACCATGAGAAGAATGTTAGTTATGCAGCACCAAATGCAATACAACCAAATTTCGATTTTGAGTACTCTGTATCAGAACAAGGAGATATTATCAATACAGAAATAGATTTAGAAGATTCACCATTTTAGTTATGGAACTTGAAAAGTATTATAGGGATTTAGCCCATTATTACCAATTTCATTTAAATGCGAAAATAAGCCTCTCACGGGATTTACTTTCTTCAAGGATATTCTTGATAGGGATGGTAAGCGAACTTAAGCTTCATGGCGCAAAAAAAGGGAATTCTGATAAATTGCTTGATCGCATTAAAGCTTATGATAAAATATTAGATACTCTGGATGAATGCGACAGATTGGAAAGCCAAAATTACACCCTTGTTCAAATGACTAATGAAGCTATTCGAAAATCAACAGTTTTAGAGAAAAGATGCAAGGAACTTGAGGAGAGGATATCTGAAATAGAAAGGTTCTATGAAAACAAATGATATTTACTTCTACGCATTAACAAGATTGCAAAAATTAAAAGTTAATCAATTGGGTAGGGTACAAGATTTTGCTCCGAACAATCCCGCATTGTTTGTCCAAGTTGTTAAACATTTAATCTGTGCCGGGTGGTGTGAATACGAGTTTACAAACGACTATTCCGCTATTAAAAGGCTCGATTTACCCGATTTTGCGAGGGATTACTTCAAAAAGATGCAAATGGAATTAGAACAAGGAAAAAGTATTTTGGAGAATAGTTAAACAAAATATTCTTTTTTATTTGCTTAATTGTTTAACATTGTCTAACTTTGATTTATACTTCGGAGAATAAATCAATAGATCATGGTAAACAGTGTTTTAACAAATGATTGTGCTTTTGAAAGTCAAAAAGAATCAATACTGAATTATCTTCAATCAGGTAAAAGCCTTTCACCTTTAGAGGCTCTGAACATGTTCAATTGTTTAAGGTTAGGCGCTCGGATATCCGATCTAAGAAAAGAGGGATACAATATCCAAACCACCTACAACAAAAAGGGAAAGCGATACGCAAAATACATACTAATAAACTAAAAAAATGGAAGTAGTTTTCGATAAAAATAAGGCGGAGCAAGATCGCAAAGCTTTAAACGCAAACAAATACAGCGGATTAATAAAAAACATGTTACCCGGCGAGCGAGGATTAACAAATCTGGCATTAGGCACTCGTCTAATTAATTCTTCAATTCTATTTGAGGAGAATGTTAGAAGCTTCAATTCATTCACTACAATCGGTATCAAAACAGCATCTTATGGCGGTGTTTCGACTCCGAGACCTATTGACCTGAAAGAGTTCATGAAAAAGAAAATAGCGATCATTTCAGCCGAATTGGAGGAATTGAATTCTGTTCTTGAACAAACCTTGGTAAAAGGCAAAGGAAAAGCTGAAGTCGTTGATATGGCATATGCAAATATTGCTGCTATTAATCAGTTTGTCTGTTTGTCGGGAGGGGATCAAGATGATATTTCACAGCAGATTAACGAGCGTTTTAAAAATATTTTTGAGAAATAATATGTTAAAATCACATGTTTTACATAATTCAACGATAAAGGTCAAAACTGGATCATGTCCAACATGCGATAACGGGAAGAATGTACCGCTTATAGGTGGGTTTTGTTCTTCTCACTACTGGCAAAGCAGATCGAAGTCGCCAAAAAAGACAGAACAGAAGCCCATTCGAAAATTTAGCCCAAAGCGAGCGCAACAAACTGCTAAATACCTAAAGGTAAGATTGGAAGTATTATCGGAGAAACCATTTTGCGAGGTTTGTGGATGTCCAGCAACGGAATGCCACCATAAAGGTGGTAGGATGGAAGAGAAAATTTTTGAAAAATCTAATCTACTTTCCGTCTGCAGGTCATGTCACGAAAAAATAGAAAATAACAAGGAGTGGGCTTTAGAAAATGGTTACTCGGTAAATAGATTATAAAACACAAATATGAACTACCAAGAAAAAGTAAAAAAATTTCAATTAGCATCTGGCCAGCCAGTAAGCGATGTTACGTATATACTGACAAAAGAGGACTATGATTTTCGTGATTCCTTGTTGCGGGAAGAAATTAGGGAGCTTCAGTATGCTTTCATTGATCATAATAGAGTTGAGGTTTTAGATGCGTTGTGCGATATAAAATACGTCAACGATGGTACGGCAAATATGATGGGAAGGTTAAATGAACCTCTGGACGATTGCTGGTTTTATGACAAAAGTTGGTGCAAGGATTTAGATGGTTTGATCTATGGCTTGAATAACTTATTGGTGACTGAAGTTGAGGCTATTAATTGTCAAACCATTTTAATTGCTCAATGCCTTGGGTTTTCACTAGAAAATTTTGAAACCGCTTTAGAAAGGGTTCATGCTAGTAATATGTCAAAATTTTGCCTTGATATCAAGACTGCAGAACGTACTCAGGAGTTTTATAAAAATCAGGGTATAGAAACCTATATAGAGCCACGAAATAAAATGACTGTAGTATATCGTAAGGGGGATGGAAAGGTTCTTAAAAGTGTAGAATATCATCCTGTATATTTGGAGGATTTAGTTTAATGGAAAAAGTTACTATTGGTATCGATCCCGACAAAATAGAAAATGGATTTGCCGTTTATCATAAGGATGACGGCAGCCTTTTTCTATACCAATATGACCTGTATGATACTTTTAACAAATTACTATGGTATCACCTTCGTTATGACGTTAAAGTTCGTTTGGAGGCCGGTCACCTCGTAAAAAGTTTTTGGCAACGTAGGACTGTTGGAACCGCTAAATCTGTTGGAGAGAATAATAACGTTGGCTATCAATTAGAGCGATTTTTGATTAAAAATAAGATAAAGCACCAGTTAGTAAAACCATGTGGATTGAGTTCATACACTCATGAAATGTTTTGCCGAATAACCAACTGGGATATTAAAAAACTTACTAACCCTGAAAAGCGAGTGGCCGGCCTGCTTGCTTATAAAAACTAAATACCATGGATAAGAGATACACCGCATTTGCAATGGCATATTTAAAAGAAAACTACTCAAATGTTTTCCAAGAAATTGAAAGAGCCTATATACCCCAATTATCCGAAATCGAACGTATATCGACCCGATTTTGCGAATATAACGGTGTATCTATAAATGATATCCGAAGTAATCGAAACGGTAAGATGCTCAATTTAAAGTATAAATTGATCGGTATCGTGCTTTGGTTATATCAACCAGGTAAGATCACAAGCAAAGAAAGGCTAGACACCGCCATCGCTGCCGAACTTAAACAATTGTTAGAACTAAATACCCCTAACTTAAACACCGCTGTTAAATGCGCTGTTAATCTATTCTATTACGCTGAATTTAAGGTAGATGTAGTTCAATTTTGCAACTATTTTAAGCTAGTGAAATCGTAAAGTTTGAAAAAACTTAAAAAAAGTTTGATTTTTCTTTGATTTTAATTTAACACTGTTTATCTTTGTTTAACAAATAAGAGGAAACAGTTTTAATAACACAAAATTAGAGAACATGAAAACTTTATTATTCACTATTGCACACAGGGTAAAATCAAGTTTTGCAACCTTTTCAGAGGCATTGAAATATGCCTGGAAAATCATTAAGCTTAAATATAAGCTTTCAAAAGAGATCGTTTCATTCAAATACAAAAAGGTAGATGGATCTATCCGCTCGGCCGTTGGTACGCTTAAAAGCGATATGCTGCCAACTGGAAAAGGTAAATCATCTAGTCCAAGTGTAATGACGTACTTCGATGTTGAAGTAAATGATTACAGATGTTGTAAGATCGAAAACCTAATTTTTTAACCCTTATAAATATTTAAAAAATGCCATACGATTTATACGGAAATTATTATGCAAGTGCGCAGGATGCGTACAATGCAGAAATGGCTCAATGTGCTGAAATAGATTCGCGATTAGCTTACGAAAGAGTTGAAAAGCTAGAGCGAGAAATACATAACCGCGAACAGTATCAAGAATATGATTTGCGTCAAAAAGTAGATTATTTGATGAGTAAGGTTGAAAGCCTCGAAAAGGAAATACAATTGCTAAAAGACAGAAAGGAGGTTTCAGGTGGAAATTAAAGCAAAATTAATCACTATACTCAATCGCTTAAAGAACTTTGTCGTACCTGACTTAGAAAGCGAATATGTAGGCTACCAAAAGGGCTATACTGATGGCTTTGAATGTGCTACTAAGCTTTTCGATGTGGCAATTCAAAAGGAATTTGGCAAGTATGTCCAGATTGAAGAAAACAAATCGATGATCATCCGAGAGAAAGACAAAGAGATCGCGCAATTGTCGGGTTTTTTATTGAGTAAGCAAAGATATATCGATCATCTTGAAATGGTCTTAGAAAACGCATCATTTAAGGGTCTGAGCGCTTCGAAAATGAAAAAGGTTATCTATCTAATCGCTCATGCTTCGGGCAGGTCGTATGAAGCTGTAAGAGGTCAATTATTGGATATTTTAGAAGGAAAGGCGGTGAGAAATGGATAAGTTGACATTAGAGGTGCTTGCGCCTTATTTGCCATACGGCGTTCAAATCATAGATAATAATAAATTAGAAACCATCATAGGCATAGTTAATAATAAAGTTTTTATTGAAGATTGCCATCGTAATGGGTATGCTCAGATTGAAGATGTAAAACCAATTCTTCGACCTCTATCTGATTTATCCAGTTACAATGAACGTTTTGAAGAATCTTGGATAAGCAGACTGAATAAGGAATGTATTGAAGTTAGTAACGCTGGTGGTATATGGTTAGATAGTGATTTGGATTTTGATCTTATGTATGATCGATGCGAACCGCCCGTCTATCTACGCATAGAATATACTAGTAAGTGTAGAGATTGGCTTGTTAAAAATCACTTCGACGTATTCGGCCTAATCGAAAAAGGGCTTTCGGTTGACATCAACCAAATTGATAACTTGAACTTATCAAACAATTAAAGTAACTTAAATAAAATTAAAATTAGACTATTATTTACATTTGAAGGGTAGGGTAAAACCTGCCTTTCTATCAAAAAATTGATTATGAAAGTATTAACATTAAGCATCAAACAAGAGTTCTTTGACCAGATCAAAGCAGGTACTAAGACATTCGAAGAACGTGAAATCAGACCGAATAACGTAACCAAATATTGCGTTTTGGATGATGAAGGTTATGTCGATGAAATCGACGGAAAACCGATCACAGTTAAGTATGATGCTATCAAGTTTTTGACTGGGGCATATAAAGGTAAACGTCCAAGTATGCTGGTTGAAGTAAAAGACGAGTCAGTCATCATATTGACTGATGAAGAAGGTAACGACATTATTTACCTGGATAAAGGGGAAGAGTATATTGCATCGATCATTAGATACGAGTTGGGTGAAATATTAGAACAGTAAAATTGCAATTATGAGAAATCGGATCAACAGAAATACCGGTGTTTCAAGTAACGTAAACGGCGCCCGTAATATTTACACGGTAGCCCGTCGAGGTCGAAACGCCGGTAGTACCGCACAACAGTACGGTAACCGTCGTCAACGTTATGGTGACATGCGTAGAGCATTTGGTTTAGCAGGTGGATAAGCTTAACCATACAAGAGAAGTAATTAACCTTATTAGTCAAAAAACTGATAGGGTTAATTCATTTTGCGGTAAATCCGAAACTTGGGTAGACGCCTTTGGGTTTGAAGGGGTTTATCAAGTTAGTAACTTTGGTAGAATTAGATCTGTTAGTAGAATAGTTATAAAAACTAATGGGCATCGTCTGCCTGTTAAAGGCAATATCCTTAACCCTTCCGTTTCTCGCAATGGGTATTTAGTAATAAGTAGAAATACATTTAAATCGGTTGGGGAAAGAGTAACTATAAAAATTCATAGGCTTATTTTTGAATCATTTAATGAACAAATTAAAGAAGGACTCGAAATTGATCATATTGACAGAGATAAGACAAATAATCATATAGACAACTTAAGATTGGTAAATCGCCGTGATAACATAAATAACCGCAGTAATAACAAAAAATACATTGGTGTAACTGATATTGGCACAGGTTTTTCCGCTAAGATTTATTACCAAGGGAAAACTTATCAATTAGGTGTCGCTAGAAGTGAAAATGAGGCTTCTGAATATTACCAAAAGGCGAAATCTGAAATTGAAAAGGGAACTTTTTTAGAATATCATAAAAGTTTAAACTATCGAGTTAAGAAAGTTGATACACCAAAATATATCAGTTATAGGCAAAATAGAAAAACGTTTCGAGTAAAGGTAAAATCAAAACATGTTGCAGAGTGTAAAACCTTAGAACTAGCCAAACAAGCATTAGATAAGTATCTTAAGAATAATTCATGACTAAGTTAGATCATACATCGGAAGTGATTGAAAAGATTTGTGAAAAAACTTCGAGAATCATCTTGTTCTATAGTGGTGGCAAAGATTCGATTATGTTGCTTAATCAGGTGGCGCCAAAATTCAAAGAGGTAGTAATTGTTTTCATGTATTTGGTGCCAAACCTTAGGCACGTCGATATTTACCTGAAAGATGCTTTGAACCGATACCCAAATGTAAAGCTGATTCAAAAGCCACACTGGATATTAACCTATATCCGAAAGTCGGGTAACTACTGCATTGCCGATCCAAAGGTAAAGCTTAAAAAGTTAAAGGACGTAGATGACGAGGTAAGAGAGGAAACGGGTATCGAGTATTCAATCTTTGGCATGAAAAAGGCTGATAGCCTCAACCGCCGGTTAATGCTGCAGGGTTATGAAATGGGAGCGATCAATGAAAAAACAAATCGTATTTACCCATTATCACTTTGGACTAACAAAGAGGTTTTACGATACATTCGAGATAACAATCTTCCAAAGCCGATATCTTACAACAAAAAAGCCAGTTCAGGGGTAATGCTAGAAAAGGACTGTTTCGAATATCTGCAAAAGAATTACCCGGATGATTTGGAGAAGATTTATCAAGCCTTCCCTATGAGCAGAGTTATTTTATTTGGCAAGTAGTATGCTAAAATAGTATAAAAACCATAATGAGCAAAAGCAAATACATAACATCGGAATCCATCGAAATAAACCGCTCTCAGATCGAGCCAGCGAAGTATAACCCCCGTAAGATATCCGATGAGGCAAAGAAGAAGCTAAAGGCCAATATCAAGCGGATGGGGGTGATGGGGGGCATCGTTTGGAATAAGCGGTCTGGCCGACTTGTTGGAGGTCATCAAAAACTAATGATTCTCGATGAGCTGCAGAAGTACGACCGAGAAACCAAAGAGAACGATTACCTAATCCGGGTGGAGGCTGTTGACCTGTCAGACACCGAAGAGATCGAACAAAACATCTTTCTCAACAACAAGAATGCCCAAGGAGAGTTCGACAATGATATCCTATCCACGTTATTGAACGATATTGAAGTAAAGAATACCGGATTAGATGACTTCGATTTAAATCTATTAGGATTCGAGTTACCAAGCTTCGAAATTGATGAGGTAGAGCCTGAACCTTTAGAGGAAATCAAACCTAAATCCAAAGAAGAGAAGAGGGAAGACATCAAGGCCAAGAAAGAAGCATCGACAGAAAAGGCGGTAAACACTGCTCGAGAGGCAAACACCTATGTAATGCTTTCCTTCAATGATTACCAAGGGAAAGAGGAGTTCATGAAACGGTTTGACTTAGATCCGAATACAAATGTTATAAGTGGCGATGAGTTCGGCGAACAGATAGAAAGAATATACTAACATGAAAGAGATAGAATTACCAATACTCTGGATGGATGAGAAAGATTGCCAGTTGGAGGATTTAGGGATTAAGCCAACACAGGATTATTCCAAGACTCGCAACATGACTTTCTATCACATCAACGCTATAAGCCCTCATTTCGAAAACGGGCAAAGCTTAACAATCATTCATTCGAACAATGATGAGTTTGTTTCAACAATTCCCTATGAGGAAGTAAAGAAAAGATTAAAGGAGGTTTACTAATGGCAAAACCAAAACATGATTACGATAGTGAGGAGTTTCTTAACAGATTAGAGGAACTAGCGCGTAAAGGTTATGCTGACAAAGAGATCGCATACGAGATCAATCTTACACCTACTTATTTTAGTGATTTAAAACGAGACAGTGTAGTTATTTCCGAAGCCCTAGCGCGCGGAAGAGCCAAAGTGAACAACATTGTACGCCAAAGGCTCCTTGCAGTTGGGTTGGGCGGTCTTAAGACAAAACGTACCTCCAAACGCAAAGGGATGCTTGAGGGAGACGATGAGGTGATGTATGAAGAAGAAACAGAATTACCTCCAAACCCCAATGTTTTGATGACCTGGCTTTTTAATCACGATGAAGAATGGAGGAAGGCAACGATAGACGGTAAACGACTGGACATTACATCAGATGGCAAAGAGATCAACGCAAATCCATTGGTTTTTGTCTCGGCTAGTGAATTGCCGGAAGATCAGTTACAAGGATTGATAAAGGCGCAGATAGGAGAGGATATAAATGCCGATAGCAGTAACGACACAGGTTCATGATGAGCTGGTAGCAGCATACAACCAAAGAAAGTATAATGTCTTCGTTATGGAAGGAAGTTCGCGGAGCTCCAAAACATATAGCATCATCCAATTTCTTATCAAGTATGCGACACTGAACAGGGGAACCCGAAGACGTGTTGCTATCTGTCGTTTGAAAGGTACGTGGTTAAGCGCAACGGTGCTGCATGACTTTATCAATGTATTATCGGCTTATGGTCTTTACAACAAGAAAGATCATAACAAAACAAACAAGATTTACACGCTCTTTGATACTGAATTTTGGTTTATGGGTTTGGATGACCCTCAGAAAGTCCACGGTTTTGAATCGGACATCTTTTGGATAAATGAGGGGATCGAGGCAGGGTATGACGATTACGCTCAATTGATGCAGCGCTGTAAAGGCTTTGCAATCATTGATTATAATCCATCGGAGACTGAGCACTGGATTTACGATCGTATTTTGAAACGGCCTACTACCTGGTATAGCCATAGTACTTTCCGTAAGAATCAGTTTATCTCTCCCAATGCCAAAGCACAGATCTTGTCTTACGAGCCGACTGAGGAGAACTATATCGCCGGTACCGCGGACGAAAGAAAGTGGAAGATTTACGGACTTGGCCAACGTGCAAGCTTAGAAGGAATCGTATTTGAGCAGGGCAAACACTGGGAGATGATCAAAGAGATTCCAGACTGGGCCAAAAAGAACCACCGTTTCGGTTTGGACTTCGGGTATACGAATGATCCTACGGCCATCGATGAGGCATACTGGGGAGAAGGTAACGGCAATATTCGTTTCATAAATGAGATTGCCCATCAAACAAATACCATCAATCCCGAGATAGCGACCATTATCAAATTGAATGGTCTCGGCCGTGTAAAAGGTTATGCGGATAGTGCGGAGCCAAAGAGTATCGATGAAATTAATCTGATGGGGGTCAACCTTCATCCGACACAGAAGTTTCAGGGAAGTGTTGTTGTTGGTATCGACATTTTGAAACGGCAAAAGCTATATGTGACTGAAAGGAGCATAAACACTATCAAGGAACTCAAGATGTATACGTGGGCACAGGATAAAAACGGTGTTTGGCTGAATCAGCCTGTTGCTGGCAATGATCACCACATTGACGAGATAAGATATATCGGTTTGGCGGAGTGGGGCCAAGAAATGACACCTGAGGTAAAAGAAAAAACAGCAAAAGCAATGTCAAGCTTACGGCGTGGCGGACGAAGAAATATAAGGAGATCAGCATAATGACAGTAGAGGAACTAAATAAAAATGATAAGTTCAAGGAGGCTAAACAGTACTTTGAGCAAAACAAACGTGTTGTTGAGTATAACAAAAAGAAATACACTATCGAGGAGATATTGAAGGAATATGACCCTCTGCAACATAAAGTCACAGATAAGAAGTTTAGGCCGGATAAAATCTTGTCGGAAGATGGTGAGCAAATTGTCGATGCGACCAACAATAATACCATACGCAACACCGTAGATTATTCCATCGCCACTGTCAATCGCCTGCCTTTGCCAGTTCAACAGCGAATCGTTCTTATTGCTGCTACTTTCCTTGTTGGTGAACGAATAAATATTGAATCCAATGCAGAAGGCAAAGGGAAGGATTTAGAGCGCCTTTGTCGTAAAGTGTGGGACGATAACAAGCTTGACTACGAATCGAAGAACATAGCCGAGCTAATGATGTCTGAGACCCATTGCGCGGAGCTATGGTATGACTATACTGATGCCGAATACTGGAAAGACACCATTCTCAAATATTCCACTAAGAAAATCGGCGTGATGATCCTCGCTGAAAGCAAAGGAGATAAGTTATATCCAATCTTTGACGAATACCAAGATCTTATTGCGTTCGGCCGTGGGTACAAGATCAAAGTTGACAATAAAGAGGTTGAGCATTTCGACTACTATACCAAGGACTTTATTGTCAAAGGGACATTGGAGGGTAGCGAATGGAATACCACACAGCAAAAGAATCCATACAGTGCTATTCCTGTAATCTACTATTCACAAGATCGTCCAGAGTGGGCGCATGTCCAACCATTGATCGAAAGGAAGGAAACAAGGTTCTCAGATTTCGCCGATACCAACGATTATTTTGCTGATCCTGCACTTGTCGCTGAGGGAGAAGTCGAAAACCTCCCTTCAAAAGGCGAGGTGGGCAAACAGTTCCAGTTCAGGAATGGTGGTAAGATCAACTACCTAACTTGGGATAGCGCTCCACAGTCTACCAAGATGGAATTTGAAATGTTGGATCAAGAGATATTCGCGAACACCCATACCCCAGACATCTCATTTGGTACAATGAAGACTTTGCTCGGTAATCTATCTGGCATTGCGCTCAAGCTCCTTTTCATGGATGCTCAGATCAAAGCAAGCAAAAAGCAGGAGTATTTTGGCAAGTGTATTCAGCGACGTTTGAACCTGATCAAAAAGATCGTGATGTCTTTATCACCTATGGAGTTTGTCAACGTGGTCCTTGAAATGAAACCGATATTTAAGAGTTTTATGCCAGTCAATGAGGTAGAATATAACACGATGCTTATAAATGCTTTCAATGCAGGTATGATATCCAGGAAAACAATGATCGAAATGTCAACTTTGGTAAGGAATGCTGAGGAAGAACTCAAAGAAGTTTTAAAGGATCTGGAAGCAAAAGAGAAAAATATTAAACAAAATAATGTGAATTTAACATAATTTACATATATTAGAATTTCCATTGGGTTTGTGTTAATTTTGTGTTTTGGGCTGTTTAATCAAGGTTAGACAGCCTTTTTTATATCATGATAAAAAATAGTTTGAAAAAAGTTTAAAAAATATTTGCAAATAAAATTAACAATGTATAACTTTGTTTAACAAATAAGAGGAAAATATAATAAACACAAAATCATGAATACTAAAAGAAATAACGCCCTAAAAAACTATATCAAACAGTCTATAAAAATGAATGTAGGTGTGATTGATAGAATTAAAGCCAAACAATCATTCCTAAATATTTTTTCAAAATAATGATTAATAAGGTATACAAAGTGAAACACAATAAATCTACAGATAGGTTTGTAGTGTACAATTCTAAGTCAAATAAGATTGTAAAGGATTTTTTTTATAGATCATTTGCAGAAGATCTTGCTGCAGAACTTAATTGGAAGTAAATAATTAAACCCCAATAGCGAGAAGCAAACGACACGTAGTCGGTTGGGAAGCTGAAAGGCTAAAATATAGGCCGTATGGTATGTAAAGAGATTTTGCAACGGGTCGGGATACCACATGAAACAAAGGTCTTCAAATGACAGCTCGGAAAGACGAGCAAACGGTCTATTGGCTCAGTTGGTTAGAGTGCTCGGTTGTCAGCCGAGAGATCACGGGTTCGAATCCCGTATAGACCGCGAAAGATTGTTCTTTGAAGATATAAATAAAGTAGGCTAATCACTGCACTGGCGCGACTTGGGATGTAAATGCATTATGGATGTGTTAATGTATCCGCCCCACGGTGTAATCTCACAAATGTTCGTGATTGGTCTGCTTTGAAAATATAACCATCTGCTTGAAAATAGACATAAGGGCGTAAAGAACATAAGAACCACTCCTTAAAGCTACTCAAGCTGTTGTTTATTCGATGGATTGTCAACTCAAAAGGCTCGCCATAAAATTTGTTGGATGAGAAGCGAGCACCAACTGGCTATTACGTTGAGCGCGTACAGATGGTTTTTAAAACATAAAGCAAGATGCGTGTTGCTAGCTAGGCACGTCTTGAAGGTCTTCAAAACTTTCTTGCTTTTAAATTGAGGTGTGGCGGAAGGGGTTGGCGGTTCGCCGGCCGTGGTAGACGCTATCGCTGTGACATGTGGAAAATTCAGATTAAAGTTCTGGGCGAGAAAATAAGCTAAACCACTACTTAGGGTTAAAGTAAAGCTAAGCACTTTGGTGTATCAGGCTTCCAATGTTAGTCTAAAACTCATGAGGGTTCGAATCCCTCCACCTCAACGCGGTTAAACTAAAAAAGTCTGGTTGGCTTTTTCTGTGTCCCTTGTTTTGCCGGTTCGATTCCGGTATTTGTTTAGCACTTTTCATAATTTAGGTTTATAATTGGTTAGCCGTGGGGTTGTCTCCCAAACACCTCACGGTTTTTTTCAAACTTAGGCCGAGGTTGTGGAAATGGAATAGAAGTATTATTAGATCAATTATAGAATGGAAATTACACAGAACATGATCGAATGGTTGGCCAACGGTGAACGTGGGTGTTCCAGTGAAGCAATATTTACTAAGATAACTGGAATTAATGCATGCAGTGACTTCCACGGAGTTACTGATATCCCTCACGATCCAGCAGATTTTAGACGCTGTCACTTATTACTAGAGAAATGTCCGGAACTAAAACTTCATCTACATAAAATGAGATATGTGTCTTTGGATTGGAAAGCCTTGGTTGATAATTGGGAAGAACTAACAGATATGCTTGGTAGAAGAGATCCAAATATGTATACGTTTATGAAATCACTTAGGAAAGAAGCATAACAAATGGAAACACTAGCAATATTCTCAATAGTATTCATGTTCGTCACAATGGCATTGAATATTGTATCAATGCTTATGCATATGAACCTAATTAGCTCTTGTATGGACGAATTATCTACCAAATGGGAGAAAGGTATATTCTTACTGGTTCATGTTCTTATAGGGGCGTTTTTGATTAATTTTTGGTATAAGATAAAGTAGTCGTGAGAAGGTTAATAATTATCGGTGCTAATCTTGGCCTTACTGGTTGCCAACTCATACAACTGCATGAATTTGGATTTATTTTGAAGCAATCAGGAGTTGATTTAATAGATGCAGTTCAAGGTTTGCAGAGGGTAGCCAACAAGGTTATCATAGAAAGAAAGGAACTTCAAAGTTTAATAGTTAAGGCTGGTAAAGAGCTATCTCCTTTCCGCCAACCATTCAAAGAAAAGAAACCTAAATACATTCGTCAACAACATAAACTTGCCCAAAGGAATTACAGGAGGAAATAAGTATGAAAAAGATAGTAAACTACCTTAGTAATCGTAAATCGGTTAAACTGCGTAAATGGTGTGTAGAAAAGACATTAAAAGCCAATGTGCCAGGTGGTGAGTTCCTGGCTACAATAGAATGGCTTTATAAGTGGGTGTCCAAAGGATCTAATTAAGCTCTATAGGGACATTGAATTTTATCTTTGACAATGATGTCTGTTCAGTTTCACTATTGCCCTTGGCACCAAGAGTCAATGCTCCTAATAAAACACCTATACCGCCATTGACCCCGTCTTTTGTTCCATCTGTTAATGATACTTCAAATTCAATATTGGATATCATTGTTGGTTTAGAAGTGGGGCCAATTCCACTTTTTACATAAGGTATACCTTCAGACACTAGCCCTCCTTGGGGAAGTATATTTTTTCCGGTAGATTCTTTAGCTGAGGAAATACCCTCATAGATGTTTGTTATTACATCTTTGATAAATTCGCTTAGTTGCATAATTTTGATTTTTAGGAATATAATGATTCAAAGATAGTATTTTTAAAGGAACAATGAAGAAAAGCAAAGGAGAGCGTTTAGGAGGTCGTTTAAGAGATAGAACAGGAAGCTAGAAAATAGCTTAGTTGTTTTCAGGAAATCGGAGTGGGCGAATGCCATGCCCTGCTCCTGATCGGTCGATACAACGAAAGGCATTTGCAAGTGAAACCCTTGCCCTGTTCTTTGAAATCCACCCAGCATCGTGTGATGTTTGGGGGATTTTTTTATGTGGAAAACTTTTCCTAAAGTTATTAGCTAAAAATTTTTAGCATGATAATTTACTTAGTATTTTTGAATAAATTATTTAACAAAAAGATACACAAGATGGAGAATTCTAATTTAAAAGTTGACATAATACCCCTTATGTCTCAATTGGTTAAAAATGAAGGCGCAACAATAGCTCTAGCAAAGATGTTATTAAACGAAGATCAATTTAAGAAATATTTGATCGAGGTTGAAATACAATCTACTCATACCTGGCGAGAGGTATATGCGAAATTTAAAAATCTATTTGATGATGAACCGGATATGGACAAATATTTTGAACGTAGGATTCAAGATTTAAAGAAAGAGCGTGACGATCTCAAAGATTAGTTTTGGCCCTCAAGTAGAGGGCTATTTTTATAACATCTTTTTGATAACTCTAACTTATCAATGAATTAGACCAAAATAACCTATTATAAGCCTCTCCAAACCTTTTATTTTGTATGTGAATATGTTAAAATAACATTAATTACATAATGAAAGAAAAGATATTATCAGCCTTAAAAACTAAGTACAAAAACCTAGGGTTTGGGGATAAAGCCTTTTCGGGGGTAGCTGATTTTTTAGCAACAACCGTAACGGAAGAAGATCAAATTGAAACCGCCATTGGTGGGGTCGAAAATTTGCTTAAAGCTTTTCAGGGAGATATTGACAACCGAGTTAATACCGCTGTAGCCAAAGCAAAGGCAGAAAAAGGGGGCAACCAAGAGCAACCAGAGAAAACGGAAAAAACCGATGATGATGACAATACACCATCTTGGGCTAAAAAACTTATTGAGAAATTAGATAAGCTAGAGTCTCAAAAGGTTCAAGAAACATTAGCACAAAAATGGGCAAAGGCCGTGTCCGATAAGGGTATCAAAAACGATAAACTTCGCGATAAATGGCTCCCAAAATCAGAGGATGAGTTTGAGGACAGTTTGAATGATTTGGTAGAGTTTAGCAAAACCATTTCTGTTCAAGAGGCCAATAGCAATTCTACTGGTAAGCCTGCTGGCTCGGCATCATCCGGGAATGTAACCAAAGAAGTGCAATCGAAAATTGACAATTGGAAAGCTTCAAGAGGAGCTGTTTCAACAGAAAAAACAACTTAGAAATGAGATCATCTGTAACAACTTATTCAGGTTCTATTCCTGTATTCCAAATTGATGATGCTACTCGCTCTGTACAAGGAGGTTTTACCTTAGATGCTTCAAATCTAGCATTAGGCACTATTGTAGGCAGGGGGACAGTAATTCAATTCGATGAGGCTACTCGTTCGGCAAAAGTGGTGAAAACTGCAAAAGTCGTAGAGAACGCTACAGCTACAGCAACGGCGTACAAGGTTGCTAAAGGTAGTTTGTTTGCAGTAGGCGGAAAATTTGGAGGTAAAGTAATTGCCTCTATCGACACCACTGATGCAAACTTTGACTTAGTCACAGTAGATGCGACCATCGGCACAGCTCAAAAGGTTGGTGATGTGATCGTGGAAGAAGCTACAACAGACTATGTCGGCTTAAACTACCATGAGTTTAAAGTTCACGACGGAGAAAATGAAGTTACTGTTCTGGTATCTGGAACAGTTTACGAAAGACGCACTAATGGCATTGGCCCAGTTCTAGGAGCTAAAATGCCTCGTGTTATCCGCTCACAATCTTATTAATAGAAAATGGCAGAACAAGAAAAATTAGATGGATTTTTAGCGGAGTTTAAAACACCGTTAAGTGTTATCCTGGAACGTGTCAAGGCAGATTTGAAATCGCCATTATGGTTTACAAAATATTTCTCCTTTGCGCCAAAGCAAGTTTCATTGGATTTCGCCACTATTTTCAGTGACGAAACAATCGAGGAAATGGCTGCAGTCATTCACGACGGCTCGGAAATTCCTTTGATGGGAAAAGACGCCCTCGGAAAATTGCAGGGAGAAATGCCTACGATTGCGATTGCGATCGAAATGACGGCAAAAGAATATCGGGATTTATTGTCTTTGCGTGGATTAGTACAAACTAACGACCAAGTATTGTACAATCAGATCTTGGATTTAATTTACGCTAAAGCTGAGAAGGTCGGTAATTCGGTATTGCGCCGTCTTAATGGCATGGCCTTACAGGCTGTATCTACAGGTACCATTATCCTTGATACAGATAACAACCCTAATGGGGTTAAATGGACATTGGATTTAGGTATCCCAGCAGCCAACAAGCGAAAAGTTCTAAAAAAATGGAGTGACCCAACAGCTAAAATTTTAACTGAAATCAAGAAAACGAACAAGGAGTTCCGCGATAAAGGAAAATACTTGGAAAAGATTTTGGTTAGCGACGTTCTGTTCGATAGAATTTTGGATAACGACGAAATCAAAAACGGTATCAAGCAAATGATGAAGCTGGCGGACAACGTTAGTGTAGATTTCTTGACAACCGAAGAGACGGTTAATAGCATGATGCGAAAACTTCGTTTACCAGTTTTTGAAATCGTGGAAGCGGTGACACCTGTGGCAAAAGACGGGGTCAAATCGCTGGTTAACTCCTGGGCTGTAGATAACGCTGTATTTATTCCAGCTGGTAATATCGGTATAATTCATAGTGCATATAACAACGAAGTCATCATGGGCGAGCCAAACGTTTACCAATATGGCGATTACTTCGGAGTTCAGATTATGCAATGGTTTAACCGTCGTCCAGCAACTGAATACACAGCAGCTGAATTTATCGGTATTCCTGGACACTCGCAGGTGAAAAATGTGGTGATCCTCCAAACAGAAACTGTATAATGACTAAAGAAGAAGCGTTTTTGAATGTAGTGCAGGTTGGGTCGGTAGATGAAAGCACCGCCCAACTGTACTTACTTGCCTCAAATATTAACGGTAGTGATGAATATACAGGTGATCTTGCTGAGCTTGAAAAGTGTGCAATTCCCTGTCTTCAATCCCTTTTGCCTGTAACCTCCCAGGGTGAAGGTGCATGGTCAGAAGGTAGAAACGTTGAGGGAATAAAAGCGAGGCTTCTTCTTTTAGCTCGTAAATACGGCAACAAAGAAATACTTGCGGAGTTGACACCCACTATTAAGCGGATAAGGAAATGGTAAGGAAAAGGGCTCATTTTCTTCGGTATAAGGAAGTCGTTGTTAGTGGTGGTTACCGTGATGAGTTAGGTGATTGGATTCCAGGGGAAGAGGTAGAGACTATCATAACACTTAAATGCCGTGCCGACGTAAATACCGCTGGCCGTACCGTTCCGAATCACCAAGGACAAGATTTCGTGTACAGTTATGAAATATTCCTTGACAAGATGCCTGACAGTTTAAAAAAAGGTTTGGAGGTCGAAATATTGAAAGGTGATAAGGTAGTGTTGACAGGATCGGTGATTATGCCTTTTGAATTTCAAACACATTGTAGAATCTGGATTTAGCATGAAAGCATTATTCACAAAAAAGCAGGTTCAACAATACCTTGAATTAGAGAAAATGAAGTTTCACCGTGTGGTCGTTAAGGAATTGAGCAAAGCCGGCAAAGAATTCGTGAAGTTGGCAAGAGGAAAGCGCGCAAGTGATGGCGGATTTAATGACCAAACGGGAAACCTTAGAAGCTCCATAGCTTACGCAGTAATCTACCGGGGAAAGATCATGGATAGCAATTATGCTAGCAATGGTACTGCAGAGGGAAAGAATCAGGCAAAGCGCCTGGTAGGAGAGATGAAAGGTCGGTACATGGATGGATATGCTTTGTTAGCTGTCGCAGGGATGGATTACGCTACCAAAGTTGAAAGCAAGGGTAAGGACGTTATTTCGGGATCTTCTTTAATTGTAGAGGAAATGTTAAGGAAAGCAATAGACAGATTAAAAAATGATTACAGATAGCGAGGCCGTCGATATAATGTATCTGTACCTGAAAGGTTCAGAATTATTCACTGATGCAAAAAAGCCTAATGGTAGGTTGTGCAAAGGTGATAGGATCGAGGATTCAAAGCTGGAAGATGTTGTTATCAACTCTTTAGGGCTTAATCGTAATCCTGTGCAAAGTGGATATATCTATCTGAACATTTATGTTAAAAACCTAGATCCTCTCAAAGTTCCTGACATCGGTAACGGCAAGAATATGAGGGATAGCGCGAGATTAAAATATCTGTCCAGGTTGGCCCAAAATGTCCTTGAAGGTGACAACGGGGAACTATGGCTTAATCAAGATGTGTGTTTCGAAGTAGAGTCCGATACAGTTGAGGAGGATGGCGACATGCACTACGCAAGTTTTAAAATTGAGTTCACAACAATTAGATAATTAAAAAAACGAATATGGCTAGAAAGAAAAATGTACTAGGCCTCAAAGTAGTACTAATGGGAGCGATTGCAGCTGATGGCGGCATGGGTACAACATTAACTGAGATTCTTGGCGATACTGTAAAAGGATCTGCCTCTTTAGTTTTGAACGAGGGGACAACTGAAACCCTTGAGGTAGAGGAATACGACGAAGCGTTTGACGAAGTGGACACTGCTCCGGCAAAATGGGCATTCCAATTGGAATCTTACAATGTGTCGGCGAAAGCTTTGAGTGACCTTGGTGGTGGAGAATTTACAGCTGGTGCTTCAGGGGCCGGCGATAGTATCGAAATTGACGTGCCAGAGGCAATTGAACTATCTGTAAGTATCGAAACGCGTAACGGTGCTAAGTTTGAAATACCAAGGATGAAAGTACGTATCAAACCTCAGTTTGATTTCATGAAGGCTCAGTATGGTAAGGTTATCATTACTGGTACGCCATTGAAACCGACTAAGGCAGGAGTGGCAACAATTACTAAAATTGACGCTGCAGCATAATAGCAAATAACATAATAACAACGGCTAGCATGTCTAGCCGTTTTATTTAAACCATATGGAAGAAACAAAAGTAAAAGCAATTGAGACGCTGATCGATAAGCCCAATGAAATCGTTATTCCAGTTTTGCCGAAAAATTGGTTCGAAAAATTACTTCAAAGAATTGGGTTAAAGAAAAAGTGTCTTGTTTTCCAGCTTAAGAAGATCAGAAACGGCAATAAAGAGCGCATCGCTCCAAAGTTGTACGACTTCCCTGAATTCATTCAAGACGATACATACATCCTTAAAAGGCTTTTTCAGTTGACCATTGAGCAACAGGCCAACTTAAACTATTGTGTTGCTGTGGCGCTTCAAAATGATCGCAACGAGCCATCAAAAGAGCTGTTAGAAGCTGTGAAATGGTTGGATGATGAACAGTTTGCAATTATTCTCGAAAAGTCTATCGGGTCTATTGATGTAGAAAATTTCTTCAAATCTATCATCCTGGTGTCGGGGGCAGCGAAGTTGATTCGAGCGGAGAACCAATAGAAAAAGATGAGCCTAGAAGCCCGGGAGATAATAGCCCATGGCGAAGAATTCACAACTACCGAAAATATTACAGAGAATCCCGAGAATATGTATTATGGGAACTATCATGGGACAATATGTATATGGAACTTATGGCAATACCCGATACAGAAGCCAAAGAAAATAACGAGGTGGAAACCCAGGAAGAAGAAGACGAATTTATCAGCAGAATATTATAAAGACTTCACATTGTTGAGGTCTTTTTTTATTTTACGTTTTCCCGTAATTAAACTATGTCTTTAAAATTCATATATTTGGGAGAAAAAAATAAATTATGAAAAGTTATTTATTACAAGTATCGAATGATGATCCCGCAATTTTTGCCTATGTATTTGTGCTTCTTTTGGTAATAGGAGCATTTTTCGCATTAAGAGGAATTGCACTTTGGTATTGGAAAATTGATGTAATAGCTAAAAATCAAGAGGAGCAAACTAAAATTTTACAAGCGATTTTAAGGAAGCTTGAAAGCTGGAATGATAATAAAGATTTAAATTCTAAAATATAAGTGTATGAAGAAAATATTATTAATAGCATTTTTAGCGTGCAGTACTGTAAGCGGTTTTGTTAGTTGTAGCAAGAGTGATGATAGTGAAGTGCAAAACGAAACAAGCATTGTTGGTACATGGTCAACCAAAGAAGACACTGAACAGATGACCGCTGTTTTTGGCTCCGATAAATCGTTAGTCTTAACAGTCAAAGAAAACGGAAAAACAACGAGTATGCAGACTTATTCATATTTTCTTGAAGGTAGTAAATTAACTGTTGTATTTATTGAGGAGACACCAAAAACAGATCGTAAAAAAGGAGATATAGAAGTCGAAACAATATCCCTTAAAGGAAACACTCTTGTAATGGGTGAATTAACTTATACACGAGTTAAATGACAATAAAAAATCCCCTCGGTATGGAGGGGATTAATGATTTTCATATACAATTTCAAGACTGTTAAATCCTACTTTTTCCAAATCATAAATACATAGTTGTATGACTATGTGGAGTTTTACCTTTGGTGCAGTTATACGCTTGTTAAATATCAATTCTTCATCTCTAAATACCAACTCTTCTTTAAAATCATCTTCTGTAAGATAAGAATCGGAGCTGAAAGCAGCACTAGTTTCTGCTCTACATGCGTAAAATGGGAATTGACCACAATCCATTAGATATGTTATAACACGAGGAATTGTAACATCTGTTGTTAATTCGTCCATATCCTGAATTTGTCTTAAGGCAAATTCAAGAAGTTCATTGTGTTTCACGCTACCTACGAGATAAAAGCAATTATCCTCGTTTATTTCACACAGCCCCTTGCAGACAATATATTTGTCATCTTTAAATTTCATTCCCCAATATTTGGCGGGCTTTAAGGATTCCTCCCAAAAGTAATAACCATGTCCTAACCACGCATTATCTTGAACACATTTAAATGGGCCATTATTAAGAACATAATCATTGTTATTGAGGTACCTCAAAGTTTGATATACTTCCTTCATAGCTATTCAAATCACTAATCAATTTCTTCGGTTGATTCTATAAGTTCTTGTGCTAAAGGAGTTAGATTTAATGTTGGTAATACTATAGGCTTTATATTTGATTGAATAGTTACAGTACTGATATAAGATCTTACATAAGGGAATAGGATTGCTATACAATTAACGTAGAAAAACTTTGGTATGTCTTTAAAACTGGATACATTCTTGAAATCAAAAATACCTTGGCATTTAACAGAAATGAATATTCCATCTGTTCCTTCTATTTTAGCAACGGTATCAAAGTTCAAATAAAATTTTGCGTCGGAACGTTTATACTGTCCGTTCACCTTAAAAGATATGTCAATATCACCCTCTCCATGATGTGAGTAATCAATAATTGTTTTTGAGAAATTATAGTCGGTTAATTTAAAAGCAGCTTGTTCCATTATAAAATTAAATATTAATAAAAAAGGTTCGAATATGAATTCGAACCTAAATTATCGTTAAAATTTACTTTCTCAAAATTTATTTTGTCATCGACTATTTTTACGTGATAACCTCTTTGTTGTAAATAGTCGCTAACCTTTAAACCAACGGAATTTAAATGAGCTCCGGATCGCCAAATAGCTTTTAATTCTTCTTTACTTTTAGAAGCAAAGAACGCTTTTAGATTTTCAACTAAATTATTCATAACATTATATCCTTAGTATATTTAACGCAACCTGTGCATAAAAGGTTTAAAAATAGCGTCAAATAAAATTTGTAATCCAACCAAATTGCTGTACTTTTGCAGCCCTTTGACGGATTTACTAATACAATAGTATAACATTAGTATAACAAAAACAAATATATTTATAACCTATATATTTATACCCTAGAGTGACGAAATGTTACTATATGTTCACTAAATATTCGCTTTCTGCACACTTTTTAGCCCATTAGAGAAACGTTAACAATGTTAACCAAAGTTAAACGGGGTCAAATAAAATAAACAAGCACAAACAATTTAAACAAGTCAAATAAAATTGTAACAAAATAACATCACTTTGAGATTGTAACGCAATGCGGAGCGTAAACAAAATTTGATAACTCTCAAATATCGAACAAATAAATGATAATTGTCTATAAGGGCTATTGGATAATTCATTTCTTTGTTTATGCTATTAAAGCATAATTTACATATTTTGGAAAACAAAGCATGAGATTAGATTGGGACGCGGTAATAAGAGATACAGAATTCATGGCTACAATACGCAGAATGGAACAGCGTATCAATGATCTTGCTCGGAATGTTAATAACCGAGGCAGGGACATTGAGGATATGTTTGGCCGTCTTGCTAAAGTTGCAGGAGGTTTTCTGTCTCTAAACGCTGCGGAAGGATTTATTCAAAAGCTCATTCAGGTAAGATCTGAATTCCAGCAACTAGAAATTGCCTTCACCACAATGCTTGGAAGCAAGGAGAAGGCGGATAAGCTCACCCAAGAGCTTATTACATTTGCTGGTACCACTCCATTTGGTATGAAAGAGGCGGCAAACGCTGCTAAGCAACTTCTTGCATATGGATCATCCGCCGAAACTGTAACCAATGAATTAAGAATGCTTGGTGACATTGCAGCAGGAACTAGTCAGCCGATAGGAGATTTAGTATATCTCTATGGGACATTAAGAACCCAGGGGCGGGCATATGCAACAGATATCCGGCAATTTGCTGGCCGTGGTATTCCAATTTATCAAGAGTTAGCAAAAGTTCTTGGAGTGAATAAAGATCAGGTTAGCCAACTTGTAACAGCTGGGAAAGTCGGGTTTAAGGAAGTGGAGACAGCCTTCAAAAATATGACAGCTACAGGCTCCATGTTTGGTGGGCTTATGGATGCCCAATCTAAAACCATCCAAGGAAATTTGGAGCGATTAGGGGATGCTTTCGACGTAATGTTCAATGAAATGGGCAAGAAGTCCGAGGGAACAATTACGCAGGTCATTAGCGGTATTAATTTGCTTGTAGAAAACTATGAAACGGTAATTGATACGATTACGGGACTTATAGCGGTATATGGAGCTTATAGAGCAGCCTTGATTCTTACGGCTGCAATGCAGCAATTGAATGCGGCTAGGGCTGTCGGGATGACGGCTGCGGAAATGTTGCACTATGGGGCTATCGTCCTAAAAACAAAAGCGATGACAGTGCTCAATGCTGTTATGCTGGCCAACCCAGCAATTGTAATGACAGCGGCAATAGTTACTTTGTCATCGGCAATTTATGCGCTTACACAGGTTACAGATGCAACAAGCGCGGCCCAGGAGAAGCTCTCCAAAGCTCAAGAAGCCGGCATCAATAAAGCCGATCAGGAAAAACGAAGTGTACAACAACTAGTCGATGTAATCAAAGATCATAATGCCACTTCAGAACAAAGAAAAGCGGCGTATGACAAACTCCAAGCACAAACAAAAGGAGTTCTTTCTGCTTTTTCTCAAGAAGAAATAGCAATTGGTAAAGCAACTGCCGCCCTAGATACTTATGTTAAGAGTATTGGCCGTGCCGCTTCCGCACGAAAGGCGTTTGATGAATTCAATGCATTGGCCGAGCAGCTAGATATTATCAACCGGAAAGGCATTGATGGTGTTGGAGTATGGGAGCGTACCGGACGCGCGCTACAAAATGCTTTTGGTGTAAACGGTGCCGATGCAGCTAAATCATTTTGGGGTTTTGGCGATAAAAAAGGAGATGACTTTATACTAGGACAGCAAAAGGACAACATCAAACAACAAATGAATGCTCTTCAGAAAGAGTTTGGTAATGAATTCAAAACTTTTATTACTGGAGTACAGAAGACTGTTGATGGTGCGCCTCCGGTGGATTTATTGGCTAATCCATTAACCAACTTCAATACTTTAATGAAATCTGCTCAATCTAAAGCTGATTTAGATGCATTGAAAAAATCGTTGACTGAAAAAATGGAGGCTTTAGCTCCTGGGAACAAGGATATAGCAAAGTATAAGTCGAAGTTGGAGGAATTATCTAAAGTTGAGCAACAATATTCAATCGGCGGAAACAAAGGTGCAGCCAATAAAGAATTTCAAGCCGCAGAACGATATATTTCCATTTTAGGTGATATCACTAAAGCAAAAGATGCCTATTTAACAACCCAGTTGTCAAGGGATCAACAGGAGATCCAATCGGTAAAAGATAAATATAAGACGCTAATCGAGGAAATTGATAAGTATAATCGCAATCCTAAAAATACTAAAAAGATAACCAAAGAACAGGTCACTGAGATACTTGGTGTGAGGGATAACGAGGTGTCGGACATTGTTTATAAGCAGCAAACTGATAAAAAGCTAAATGCATACCAAAAAGATTACGACAACTATGTCAAATATGAGGAGCTTAAAAGGGAGTATGGTTATAAGGTCGCGACAGATCAATTGGGGCAATATAAGGATACATTTCAAAAAATAGCAGGGGAATATGCTGGCCTATTGGCAAAGCAAAAAACAGTTGGGCTCAATGCACTTGAAAAAGATCGTTTGGACAAGCTTTTCGAGATTATAAAAGACAATGGTAAACGTCAGCAAGAGTACGATACAGCTCAATATACAGAGGCATTACAGGCGGCAAAATCCCTTAATGATAAGATACTTGAAGTCGAAAAAGATCATCAGAAAAAAATGAAAGAACTTCGGGATAAAGGGGAATTAAGCCCTGAACGCGAAAAAGTTCTAAACAAAGATCGAGATCTCCAAGTTTCGAAGTTAGCTACCGAAGAGCTTACCGGGTCAATTGAATGGGAGAAACTTTTCCTTGGTATGGATGAAATGGGTGCTAAAGAAATAGGTAATCTAATTGAAATTATTGAAAAGAACTTCGATAAACTCAAAGGAAAATTTGATCCAATAGATTTGGCTAGGATAAAAAAAGACCTTAAGGCTGCACAAAATGAACTTATAGAGAAAAACCCATTTGCTGCATTTGGGATTGCAATTAGAGGAATTTTTAAGGGTGCATCTGAAGAAAGTGGACAGAATTCAAAACAGATCAAAGAACATTGGAGCAACCTTGCAGATTCTTCAGCAAAAAGTTTTCAATTTATAAATGATGCAGTGAACTCAAGTTCTGTGTTGAAAGATCTTTTAGGTGAAACGGCATCAGCTTCTCTATTAACCTTGGGTACTATCGCTACAGCTGCTGATGGCATGGCTAAAGCGATAAAAAAAGCCGAAACAGCTTCTATAATATTGGCCGCTATATCAGCAGCATTAGCAGTTGTACAAGCTATTTTTTCAGTTATTGATGGAGGATCTAAAAAGCGTAATGAGCAACTTAAAAAAGAACAGGAGTATTACGAGACCTTGTCCAAAACGTTCGACACGCTTATCGAAAAGCAAAAAGAATTGTTCGAACAAAAGTCTGGAAAAAGTGCAATGGATGCATACAAGGATGCGCTAGACCTCGTTAACTCTAAACTTATTGCTAATCGAAAAAGTCTCGAAGCATGGTTTTCGCAGGGTGCGAGCTGGAAAAGTCACAGTAACTGGTATAACTATGATAAGGAGCTTGGCGATGTTTTGAGTCGTCAAAAACTATTAAATATGTCTACTCAGGAATGGGAGGAACTTCTTCTGAGACAACCTGAGATATGGGCTAAACTACCAGAGGAAGTCCGGGCATATGGCCAAAGTATGATTGATGCTAAGGAGCAAGCACAGGATTTGAAGGACGCAATCCAAGAATCTTTGTCAGGTATATCCATAGATGACGTTAAAGGAGAATTTGAGAACCTTTTCAATCAGGCGGATTTGACTTTTGGTGATATTTCCGATTCGTTTTACAAACATATGCAGAAAGCGGTTATGCGTTTGGTGCAAGATGGTAAAATGACTGACAGCATTAATGAGTGGTACAAAAAAGTAACCGAATCTTTAGAAGATGGTGACTTGACCAAACAAGAATCGGATGCTCTGAAAGCCCAGTATCAGGCTATTGCAGAAGCTGGAAATAAGAGATACAAAGAGATAATGGATCTCATAGGCTATGACGGGGAAATAAAGTCTTCAGGGTTGAAAAGTTCAATTCAGAGAGATTTAACCGAAGCCACGGCCAGCGAGTTAGCGGGACTTGAAAGGTCTTCTTTTGATATCACAAAACGAATGTTTGAGGATGGCCAAAAACGAACCAATTTGCTTTTACAATGTATTTCTGCGAATAATGGTAAAATGGCTGCTTTAAATGCAATTCAAACTAACACTGCTGAAACTGTAAAAAGGCTAGATAGTGCAGTTACGGAATTGCAGACGATGAATAAAAACTTAGGGGGGAGATGGTAATGGCGTTTGAATTAGAAAATAAGAATACTGCTACAGAGTTTGCTTTACACTTTCAACGGGGTACGTGGAGTGAGCTATTGAAAATACCAGCACCCAAAGAACGCGCTTTCCATGATTGGGCAGATGAACATGGGAAAGACTATGATACGACAACACCAACATATTTTCAGGCACTTCAATACAATATTAAATGCTATTTCAAATGCACTAGCTTAACTGATCTACAGAATAAGCGGCAAGCGCTATTAACAATACTTTCTAAACCAGGGGGATTTAATTTAAGGGTTGACGCATTAGGTCGTTCTTATGCTTTGAGATACGTTAATTCTCCTGATTTCAATATTCTCAATCCTAGAGTGCATAAAGGATTCATTTATTCCGCTTTCACGCTAGTACTTGAAAACAACTTCGCACCTGTTGGAGTAGATTTTTATTTGGCAGATGTTAACGGATTGATCTTGTCATATCCCGATAAGCCTATCCAGTTCGAACAACAAAAACAATTATTCTAATGCTAGTACAAGTTAAGAGAAACGGAGTAAACACAGTTCAACTGCCTCTTAATGCTGCCAAATACAGCAATAAGGTCATGGCTGAGCATGGGCTATCATTTAGTTATGGTAATGTTGCTTCTTTGGGTTTGCGAGTGGGCGATACATTTACCTACAAAGGTGAGGAATACACTTTGAACCAGGTTGAAGACTTCAAAAAGATGAGTCGATTTGTTTCATCGTTTGATTTTGTGTTCGAAGGATCGCGCCACACATTGACCAACCTGTTTCTTGATCACCTTTCCGCAAGAAAGTTTTCATTCTCAGGCACCGCCGAGGAATGGTTACACTTATTCGTCGATTGTGCCAACTCCAAATCAAGCGGATGGTCCGTCGGAGAATTTGAAGATCTTGGCCGTGTTACTGTTGAGTTCGATAGTACGTACATCCTTGACGGCCTTACCATGGTTGCCCAGGCTATGAAAGCTGAATGGGGAATTAAAGGCAAGGTGATATCCTTAAAGAAAACTGTGGGCACTCCGCGCACTTTGACTTTTGAGTATGGCAAGGGAAAAGGTCTGTACAGTCTCACGCGTAAGTCATTGCAGGATAAAAAGATCGTCACCCGGGCTTACGCTCGTGGAGGTGATAAGAACTTGCCCGAAGGTACCTTTAACTATTTCACTATTCCTGGATACGTGGAGAAAAACACCGATATATACGGAATACGTGAAGGTGAATTTATTGATGAAGAGATCTATCCAAAGAGGACTGGTACCGTAACGGCAGTAGCTCAAATCGATAAGCAATTGTTCTCTGTATCTGACGATTCCATTGATTTTGATCTCAATGGTCAGAAAATAGAGGGTGAAACACCTTATATCGTTTTCAAATCGGGCCTGTTGGAAGGTAATCAATTCGAAATTACAAGTTACAACAGCACTACCAAAACGATTCGATTCAAAGCCAATGATGAGGGGAACGGTAATCTGTTTCCTACAGAGACAGTACACGCGGAGGTAGGCGACAAATATACGTTGATCGGCATTCGCATGCCACAATCTTATATCGATGCTGCTGCAGCTGAATTGACCACCAAAAGACAGGAATATTTGAACAGCAACAGCATTCCGCGCGTGGTCTATGAACTTGAAGTGGACTTCATCCATTTGGCAAGGCTCAACACCAATTTGGATGCAGGGGACATCATACGTTTGAAAGATGCTGAAAAAGGAATTGATGCCGAAATACGTATTACTGAAGTAAGTTATCCGGCCGTTTATCCCGATGTTATTGAAAATGGAATGTCTTTCGATGCTGTAATTGGCAATGAAGTAACCTACACGCTATTTGAGAAGATTCAAAACGATATCAAGGAACAAAAAGAGGTAGTTACGCAATACAACCGCCAGTCGTGGGAACGCGATCGTCGGAATGTCCAGGCATTGACAGAATTCCGTTCTAAAGTACTTGATCCGGACGGGAACCTTGAGCAGGCAATGATGCAGGCAATAGCAGGTTGGTTCGGAACAGAATCCATGTATTACGATTTGGATGATGTATTGATGACTACGAATGCGGGTGGTGATCCGAACAGCTTTGCTATGACAGCAGGCCGATTGATTCATAAAGTTTTCAAGATTGAAGGATTGGGAAATATCTGGAATCTAACAGCATTCCTGCAGGAGGATCTTACACCAACACAGGGTTATTACCTAGCCGCCAAATGTAGCAAAACCGCTCTTACTGGAGAATGGGTTTTATCTACCGAGCAGATTCCTACGGACGGTGAGGCCGGGTACTGGCATTTCAATTTTGGATATCTGACTACAGTAATCGACGGGGAAAGAGATTTCCATCCAACAAAAGGCTTTACCCTTATTTCAGGTGGACAAATTGAAACCGATGTTTTATCGGCATATATCATAAATGCAAATCGTCTGTTTGCGCAGGTGGTTACCGTGGGGAGCGAGGGTTTTGTTAATGCTGGTATATCGGGGCTTGCGGACAACGGGAACCAATCTCAAAGATTTTGGGCAGGGGCAACAGAAGAAAACAGGTCCGCGGCACCATTCAGCGTGCTAGATGATGGCTCAATGCGGGCTTTCAAAGGTAGAATAGGTGGTTTCGACATTACTCAGGATAATCTTAAAATCGGTACTGATGACAGTTGGGAGGTTAATGGACAGTATGTATACATGTCGAGATACTATTTCGTAATGCGCGCTAATGGAGTCATTAGGGGGCAGAGAAGAGAATTTGCATGGAATCTTTACAATGGAACTAATAGATATTGTTCAGCTTCAATTTTCAACACTATTTCAACGGCTGATCCCATGTATCCAAATACAAATATTGCTTTGGAGCTTGAGGCATCTAACTCAAATCATAATTATGCTTTGGTTGTAAATAAGGGACTTACAAAATTGAGAGGAGTTACAAACTCTTTTCAACAGATAATCGCTGCGAATCAGACTATTGATGATGAAATATCAAGAGTTTTTATAAAGGATAATGTAGTGGCTGTAAATCTCTATTTACCTACCTATCCCGAGATTGGGTATGAAGTCACTATTCAAAATTTGAGTCCAAATGATTTCAATGTTGTATCGAATAATGGGTCAATCATACAATCCGATGGTACTCCAACAACATCAAATTTTTTCAGGAGATACAGCATAAAAACCTTCATGTTCGACGGTCAATATTGGCGTGAAGGATTCAGTATATCGCGTTAACAAAATAATAATGAGCAACTAAAAAATAAAGAAATGGCAGAAGAAGAAGGAAAAGTTATCCAATGGCCAGGCGGTGCAGATGAAGCTACCGATTTTGATTTCCTTATGGTAGGAAAAAATAATAAACCTATCATGAAGATTCCAAAGGAGAAACTCAATGAGGTTATCGTAATCAATGGCGAAGGAGTAAAGGCTGTAGCCGGGGGAGCTAGTTCATCCAGCCCAACAATTTTACGCCCCGGGCCTGCTGGTCAAAACAGGAAAATGGAAGATGTGCAAGGCTGGTTTGTTAATGGGACATCTGCTGAACCCCCTGTTGCTACGGGAACGGCATGGGAAGCACCTGCAGGAAAGAAAAATACGAATTGGTGGGATGGAACAGCTAAAGTTTGGAGCTTAGGAAGCAGTGTAGCTTTGCCAAAAGGACAAGGATTACTTGCACTTTTCGATGCCGCTAAAGCAGGGGGTTATACAAAAGATGCCCAAGTTAGGGATGCTAACGGTGTAATCTATGTGTCGCTAAAAGACGGGAATACAAGTGCTTTAAGTGTTAAAGCGGATTGGGGGATTGTATTCAATGGCGCGATAAATATAATCAACAATGAAGAGTTTTTGTATGCTATCGTTGACGTTAACAACGTGATTCTTTGGGGGAAGCGTAGAGATGGTAGTACATACGACTGTGATCTGTCAACGCTACAATATACAGATTCTGAGGTAGCAAAATTAAAATCAGCCATGAATGCCCTAATAGCTGAAAATAAAGATAGGATAATATCTTTGGAAGCTACTAGAGAAGAGTATCGTCAGTTTAAAGACAGTATTGATGCTAAGTTGAGGGTAATATCCAATGAAGAGTATCTGTATGCTATAGTAGATAAAGATGATAGGCTCCTTTGGGGGAAACGGAAAGACGGTACTACTTATGACTGTGACAACAGAGTGGATAAGAATCTGGCTTCTTTGAACGCTGCCGTAGCCGTAACAAATATAAAAACGGTAACCAACGAGGAGTATATATACGCCATAGTTACTTCAGATAACGTATTATTATGGGGAAAGCGCAGAGATGGATCTACCTATGATTCTGATAGTTTAATATCGAGGGAGCTAGAGTTAGCAAAAACTCGGTTGAATTTACTAGAAAGTCGTATATCGGTAATATCAAATGACGAGTTTTTGTATGCTATCGTAGATAAAAATAATGTTCTTATTTGGGGAAAGAGAAAAGACGGGACTACTTACGATTTCGACACAAAAATACCGAGTGAAGTAGTTAAACTAACCGAAAGACTTAATTTTTATGATAGTAAAATAAGCGTTGTATCGAATCCGGAATATTTATGGGCTATAGTTGACTCGGAGAATAGGTTTATCGAGGGTATCAGTCGAGAGGGGTACAAGCACATTATTAAAGCCAATATCGGCGAGTTGGTCGTTAACAGCCTTAATCTTTCCTCAGATGCTTTGACAGAACTTCAAAAGGATTTAAAAGATGCGGGTTTTAAGAGTGGCACAGGGGATTGGTCAGAATCTTCTAGTTTTAGGATACCAATACCTAGAGTTCCGGCTAAAATAAATTTAGTAACACCAATCCTACCTACCACAAAGACATCTAATATAAAAGGGTACATAGAGTACTACGATTTTGAAGGTAATTTCTTTAAAAAAGCAATAGTATTAAATGCACAGGGAGATTCCTCTATGGAGTATGACAAGAAGAATTTTTCAGTAGACTTGGATGATGGGTCGAAAATAAAATTCGGGGATTGGGTAGAGCAGGACTCATGGCACATGAAAGCTCACTATACAGATGCGTTCAAATCCAATAATAATGTCGCTTATGATATATTTGAAGCGCTAGCGCGGAAGTTTAGACCATACCAGGCATCTAGGGTATGGGATTATGTATTGAAGCAAGGGCAAACTATTTCGGCAGGTGTTGGAAGATTCAAAGAGGACTTCGATACTGGAGCTAGAGGATTTCCTGACGGCTTCCCTACAGCAGTATATTACAATGGAGCTTTCTACGGCATTTATATGTTTAACCTTAAAAAGCACCGAGACAACTACAAGATGGATAGAGGTAATGAAAAGCATATCCATATGGATGGGGATTTGGGATTTTCTGAAATATTCAATGGCACGGTCAATTGGACGAAGTTCGAGATAAGGAATCCATCTCCTAGGCAGAATAAAGAAGGCTGGATACTAGAAACCACAGCAGGTGGTGAGTATAATGGTGATGCGCCAACCGAAATAGCCAACACTGGAAAATCAGGTCTGGTAAAGGCTTCTATCCAACGGTTAGCCGAGTCAGTATTGGCCTTACAAGCTTCTCCTACAAAGGAAGTATTCGAGAGTTACTTCACTAATCTATGGATGTTTGCGGACTACTTAATACTAGCTAACATAGTGGCTAACGGTGATGCGTTCAGAAAGAACTGGCAATGGGTTACTTACGACGGTGGTAATAAGTGGACTATTGCGCCTTATGATTGGGACGGGGGAATAGGGGTAGATCACTTGGGTAATGTACCGGGGGCGGTATCTAGTAGCCACTTAGGAATCACGGCAGAAACGCCTATGAAATACTTTTGGCAATTATATTCTAACGAGGTCAAATTAAGATATAAAGAGCTAAAAGATGTGGGATTTCTTAAAGTTGATAATGTATTCGCTTTCTATAAAAATAGGGTAGATTGGATAGGGGTGGAGAATTTCGATAAAGAGAATAAGAAATGGGTGAATATGCCGTCTTACAGAGCAACGAACGTGAATAGTAAATGGGTACCGAAAGATTATACGGTAGTAACATCTCCGATAAATTATGATGACAGCACTACCTATGCCATTGGATCGGAGGTAGTATATGGCATAGGGGCTGAGCGATATATTTTCGTAGCAAAAGAAGTCGTTACAGGTGTTCCGCCGATAAGTACTTTTTACGCATCGTACCCCCGAACATTAGGATTTTACAACAGCTTGACTAGAGTGTATAAATGGCTGGAAGAACGTATAAACAGAACAAATAATATTTATTCGATTTAAAAATGGAGACATTAAAGGTAACATTACCCTCTGCATTAGATGCAGGGGTAGATTATCCTAAGTTAGGAGAGCTTAGGATAAAAGTAACTACTAGAGTGGCTAACGGGATAGTTAGGCTAAACCTAGCACTGGCTTTAAATAAAACGGCTACCATCTCCATCATTGGAAATACTGGAGCTCAATTCTGTAATGTAGATGGTACAACTAATTTGGGTACCACTATTAATTTTGTGGCAGGGACAAACACGGCATACTTTAAAGCTGTTGGTACTTTTTATTTAAGTATAAGCGATAAATTTGCGATTGCTCAATTGGGCGACGCAATGTTGATGTCAACTCCTAGTAATAGCGCTATTGGATCACCTGCTGTGTATAGTGAGCTAGACATAAAAGATATGACGTACACGGAGTGTATCAGATTTAGCGCCCTCAACGCATTTAGTGGAGATATTGCTAAAACACCTAAAACTATAATTCACTTCGATGCAGCGAGAGAGTCAGCAGCTCCTTCTTTACTAACTGGCACACTTAGCAGTACCACTTTTAATTATCCAGCATTATTTTTATTAAACCTTACTTATAATGCGATAAAAGGAAGTGTTACAGGTCTTAATTTTACAAATGCTAGAGTTTTGCGTTTTAGCAATACAGAACTTACAGGGGAATTAGTTAAAAGTAACATATCTTCTAATCTGACAGAGATAGCAGTAGTTGATACAGATATTAAGTTTGATTTAGCTATACTATCGGACGTGGCATCTTTGCTTAATGCTGCATCTCTTAATGGATCATTAGTTTACGGTAGTATAAGCGGATTGAGTTCATTTACTGGAGCCTTATCGGAGTTAAAAGGGTTGAACTTATCAGGGGATGTATCCAGAATACACAATAACGTGTATTTTATGAGCAATGTCAATTCGCCTAACTACAAAAACAAAAATTCGCACCTATCTACCACATACTGGACTAATAAAAAGGCAGATAGAGCATACATCTTAGCGACAGAGTCTGTTAAATTAGTGACAGGAGTAGATCAATTTTTAATTGATATGGCAGGCTTAGAATTGCACCCTAGCTCGGTCAGTGGTGGATCATGGAATCGAACTATTTCTATTAGAGGAACTAGGACGACGGCTAGTGATGCAGCAGTCACAGCTTTGCAAAATAAAGGAGTAACAGTAGTAATGTCAACAACAGCGTAACACAATTATGTATAAAGTAATATATAAAGGGCAGGAATCTTGGTTCGAGGAACCTATCCAAGCCGAAGAAGTTAACCCAGCAGCAGGCTGGGAGGTGGAAGAATTTGATTCTTACGAAGAAGCGGAAGAGTTCATAGAAAATCTAAATTAAAGAAAGTGCCCCTTCGGGGGCATTAACTTAAAAAAAGGGGATGAAGACAGGGAAAGAATCAATACAATATATCCAAAGAGTCGTCGGGGCAGATCCCGACGGCATTCTTGGGAACGAAACGCTAACAAAGTTTCAGTGTCATTTTGGTGTGCCAACTAAAGCAATGACAGCTCAATTCTGGGGCAACTTAGTACATGAAAGCGGAGACTTTTCGATAGTGGTTGAGGATATGCGATACACAACAGTTCGCGCGCTCCGTAATACATGGCCATCACGCTTCACGAGTGATGCGCTTGCAGAACAATACCTACGCCAACCTGAGAAGCTAGGAAACTTCGTTTATGATAACCGTATGGGGAATGGAAAAGGGGAAGGATATAAATACCGTGGCCGAGGATGGATGCAATTAACCGGTAAAGAAATGTACGCGTTATTCAGCAAATGGATAGGTGAGGACTGTGTTTCTAATCCTGATCTTGTTGCTACTAAATACCCTTTGGAATCTGCTGTATTTATGTTCAATCAAAAACGATTATGGAACCTAGTGCAGACAGTGAGTGACGAAGATATTAAAATTATCCGCCGCCGGGTAAATGGGGGATTGATCGGAATAGAAAAGGTTATTCCATTGGTAAAGCAATTTTATAATATGATGAAGTAATGGCAGAGGAAAAAAAAGAGCAGCAACAACCTACGTTTATGCAGATAGTACGGCATCCGGTAACTTATGCTCTTATTACTGTAGTGTCTGTATTTTGGTTTGTACTTTATTGGGTTACGGATAGGGGAGATAGCCAAAACGATAAAATGATCGAAATGCAGGATCGCCTTTACAAACAAATGATTGAAGAAGTTCGCAAGCAAGTTACACCTGCAGTGGACAAAGTAAATCAGGCCGCCACTAAAGTTGATAGCGCTGCTGTAAAAGTTGACAGTGTGGCTCAACAGCAAAAAGAAAAAAAAGGAGGTAAGCGATGAAATGGTTCATTTTAATACTAATGATTGGCTCTACATATTCAGATGCTAGGCCAAAGGTTGAGGTAAAGGCAAACATCGCTAAACCTCTTGAAGAACTTGTGCCGAAGCTGGATAGCTTAGCCGGAAAACTAACGGATCTATCAAACAAAATGCAATAGTTATGAGGATATTTTTAATAACATTAGTCTGTATCCTATTGTCAGGGTGCGGGCTATTCAGAAAAACGACTAAGATCAACAAGCAGTTGGACGCGGTTTCGGTTTCAAGTGATGTGAAAGTTTCTTCGGAAACCACCTCAGGTAAAGTGGATAAGACTAAAGAAACCGAAAAAACATCATCAGAGGGTGAGGAAAAAGTTAAAGTTTATCCAACACCCGGTACTGAAGTGAAAATTGAATCTGACGGCTCTGTAACATTTAAGGCCGACAGTATTGTTTCGTTTACAAAACGGAAAACGGATCAAGCCCGGGAAATATTGAAGGATATAAAGGAAGATCTTCATCAAAATTTATCTGTGTCAGCGAAGAAAGATAGCACGAACGAAAAGAAAACCGAAACAAAAGATGTTGATAAGCAACCGAGTGTTACCGGGATATTTTGGAATTGGATAGGTTGGGCAGTTGGTTTTTTGATTTTGATCTTTGGAGTAATTTGGTTTTTAAGGAGGAAGTAATATTATGGTTTTACATTTAAATAGGCTAATTTTGGTACTCGAAATTATAGCCAGTTTTATGGATAATAAAAAAACCAAACCTTTAAAAGTAACCGAAATACAACAAAAGGCCTTCGATGTTTATTCCTATTATTGGAAAGAAATATGGTCGACTGTGGTTTTTCTCGTTGGTTTAGGAGCTTGGGTAACTTCATTTATAAGTAGCGCTTCAGGGGATGAACTAAACAAGATAAGATCAGAATATGATGTTAAAATAGACTCTGTTATTTCTAGGGAGAAAAGGACTTGCCAGGAAACCATGAACAACCTTACAAAATTTATGGTATCTATAAATCCAAATGTAAAGTCGACAATTGACTCATCAACAAACAGAAAGAAAAATGAAAACTAGAATAATAATATTTATCCTTACTGTCATATCAATAGTTTCGTTGGTAACTAATGGATTTCTTAGCAGAAGTATATCGGACATACAGAAGGAGGTTTACGTTAGAGATTCCCTTATTAAAGTTAAAACAGAACGAGAATTAAAAAGTAAAGAAGAAACAAATGACCTTTTAAAATCATTGAGTTCGTTGTTTGAAAATACGTCTCTGACCGAAGACGGAAAATTTGACGTGAAAAGTTTTATTAAAATGCATCAAGGCCTTAAAGACTCTATTAAGATTCTAAATAATAGGTTAGATTTAATAAAACAATATTATGGGATTTATGCGATTACTCGAATAAAATCAACCAACGAAAAACAAACGATTACCGAAACAGTAATTAAAGGAGGTGAAACAGTTGATTCTGCATTATTACTTTTACCTCGTTTTAGAGATCGTTTGGTGAAAATAAATAAAAGCACTTGGACTATCGACAGAGCTGGCAAAGAATTTAAATCAGTTACCGAACAATATAAGAAGGATATTGATGATTATAACGATTTAAATAAAAAATATAATGAATTGGCAATAAAGTACAACGCAGATGTTAAAAAATATAGGGACATTTTGAGGAAAATAGCAGATAAAGGTTTGATCAAAATCGATACTCTTGCGGACGGGTATGAATACCATTTTTAAGACAAACCAACAAGTTAGCTGTTATTAAAGTCTCAATCAAAGGTAAAATACATTTCATTTGTTAAGGTCGAGCCTAGTAACTCGGCCTTTTTTTATTTTTTGAAAACCAAAAGTGATCTGATTTGTATTAATAAGTAGTTTCATAAAATTGGTAGACATTAGTTAAACCCTTGAGTTACCCCATAGCTCAGGGGTTTTTTATTTTTATCAAACTAAACTTCTTTAAGACACGTCCATTATTTGATGATCTTTCGGAGTATATAAGTTCAGTTGGTTGATTTATTTGTATGGTCAGGTGTAATGCCTGACCTTTTTTTCGATGTATTTTCCGGTCCAGTATGGATTTAATTATAATTTAGTTATGACTGGTCGTGAGATCAGCTTTTTTTATGAAAACCGAAACAAAACTAAAAACTAATTGTTATAAGAGTTCCATTCATTAAAAAGTAGGTTTATGTTGACAAAGGCCTTGAGCACACGCTTAAGGCTTTTTTTATTTAGTAGGAATTACCCCTGATTCGATCATCTCAATCATTATATCTGCTTCATCCCGGGATAACCATGAGTTGTTATTGAAATGTACACGCCAGCCTTCGGTGGTGTAAGAAATACTAGTTATAAAGTATCTATTGATGTACACATGAAAATATCCGCCCATCAATGAGGTAATCTCCAAAACCTGTGGCTCACCATCGACTTCAAAACCTTCGAATATCATCTGACAATTTTACTAACAATATTAGTATAGTATCAAGGGTGTAAATACGGTAAATGAAAAAGCCTAGATTGTTAGTCTAGGCTTTCATGTTTAAATTAACAGCATCAAAGGGATGCAATCCTTCATTAAATAACGGTATCCATGATTCAGGATCTAAGCGTGACCAAGCGTCCGCTCTTTGGGTTTCAGGGAAGCATCCGTATCTATCCTGTAGATTGAATGCGCATTGTCTAAGCCAGTCCTTAAATCCATAAGGATACTGCTTTCCGTGTATGTAGTTTATGTTTTCCATAGTCTGTATTTTTTAGTGCGCCCCGAATACTTTAGTCGGAGCGCTTCTCTTTGTTGTTTGGTGAGGGTCACAGATTCACCTCCAGTTCTTTTCCAGTAAGTGCGTAAAAGAGATTTTGCAACTGGTGGAGGTATTTAATCTCAGTGCCAGTATATTTATATAGAAAATCTCCTTGTGAATAATAAAGGACAACGTTACCATTAATACAATGGTATGGTACAGATTCTATATCAAACCCACACTTCAATAATATTTCCTCTGTCAGCTTGATAGCCCGCATCTCCCCTTGATAAAGCATAGGCTCTGTTAATCCGTTGGGATGCTCCACAATGGCCTGTTCTCGGCCTATTAACCGTACTTTTACAATTACATCGCGGTCTTTAAAATGGTCGGATGCTACGTAGTTACCGATTCGGAGTTGGTTTGCTGTGATCATATCCAATTTTTGTTATCTGAAATTTCTCCTGCTAATTCGCTATCTGCTTGTCCTGTTGCTTCTAAATGGACTAAAGCACACTGACGGGCTTTGTTAAGGTTCTTTTGTCCGTAACGATGCCTATCCTCGTCAAATTTGTAGTCAATAAGCTGAATGTAGAACTTATGAACTAGGTCGTAGGCTTGTGATCTTAGTATGGTCATAGCTCTTCTTCTTTAAACTATTTGATAATAACTAACTGGCGGTTGTGGGCCTGCATCACAGCCGTACTCTATGCAGGATGCGCAAGTTGTTGAACACGATGTGCTAGTATATTTGCGCTCTATAGATCCATCAGCCAACAGCTGCTGTATGTTACTTCTAGTCCTGGATTTAGGCACAGCAAAATTTTTCTTTATAAGCTCTTGCATTTGCTTGCTGTTGAATTTTCTAAAGCCATTTTCTTTAATAGCCTTTAGTAATTCTTCTTTTGTCATTTTCCTTTCTCCTTTCTAAACTTCCAAGTTCAAGGCAAACCACCGAATTATTACGAGAATGGCTAGACCGAAAAGTCATCACCTCATCTATCACACGGGATAGTTCGCGCGGATGGATACACTCTATCGACGCTGCTTCTTCCAATGAGATAGTCTCGCTGATAACAAGCTCGATTAGTTCGCCTATTTCTTGGGGTGTCATTTTAAAATAGTGTTAGTACTTGTTCAGTCTCCTGAACGATAGATTTAAGGTTTTGGCATCCTACATTGAAGTAGCTGTCTTTTAACTCGATCAACATTGCTTTTCGCTTCATGCTTAATGCTTGAAATCCCTCGCTTCCAATTCCTGCAAATGGACTAAATACAACTTCACCCTCATTGCTGTATAGATGCAATAATCTTTCGATAGTACCTAACTGCAATGGTGTGATATGTTTTTCATCGTTGCCACCGCGAGCGGATCTGTATTGAAGCGTACGAGAATAATCAATGTCGTACCATACTGGGCTAGCGTATTTTTGCCACAAGTCGACTGGTAGATAATCACTTTTTGATGGATCGGTATCTTGATGCGTAATAGGCACAACGTTATCGCCCTCGTTCCTGAATAATAAAATGTAATCAGGTATTCCGACACGCGTCATAGCACTATCTTTTTTTATTGTTTTATGAAGCAGTCCAAGTGCTTTAGTGCGTTGCATTTCGGTAACTGGATTTTTCCAAATGGTAACCCTGCTATGATATATCATGCCAGCTTCTTCATGAAGCTTAATAAGATCTCCACTAAAGTCACGCAAACCAATATATCCGTATTTACCCTTTTGTACTGGCAGATCCATGCAATGCACAGCACAAATACGACCGGGCTTAAGAATCCTTTTTATTTCTTTTAGTAGGAACGAATAATGTTCCTTGAACTGGCTATAATTAGCGCTGTTGTTCATGTCTTTTGGGTCGTCTGAATAAACGTACAACTCAAAAAACGGCGGGGAATATATTGTTATATCGGCAACGTTATCCGGAAGTCCTTGTGAAACTTCTACACAATCGCCGCAATAAGTGGCATATCGTTCTGTTACGACTTGATCTTTTAATATTACTTCTTTCATGTTAAGCGAATTTTGGTAATTGAATAGCTGTCTTGTGGTATTCCCTTTCAGGTTTATGTTTCCTGTAATCAGATTCAGCGGAATACCTGGACATCTGTCTGATCATATTAAAATGGTTAGCCTGTTTTTCAAGTATTGACTTCCTTACATTAGCCTGCGATGCCGGGATAAGTAAATGAACTTTTACTTTTTCATTTTGCCCGAACCGGTAACACCGACGAACGGCTTGGTAGAATTGCTCAAACTTGAAATCGTACGATGTGAATATCATGTTATGGCAATTCTGGTAATTCATGCCCATAGATGCAATAGATGTTTTTGTGATAAGAGTTTTGAATTCTTTCTTAGCAAAACCGTTTAGATATTTGGCTTTATATTCCGGCTTATCGCTACCTTGTACGTTTATTGCTTCGGGTAACAACTTGTTTAAAGTGTTTGTTTCATCGTTTGATAACGCCCACACAATACATTGATCTTTAGTAGAGGTCACAATTTCAATTGTCTTATTGATACGATCATCAAAAGACCTTTTCAGATCTTTATGCAGATCAGTTGCGCTCACGGCAACATCATTGAATAGTGTTCTAGTATTATTTTCAACTTCGATAATATGCTCGATGTATTCTATTTCCGGCAAGTTGTACCCTGTGCAGTCAAAACCTAAAGTAGCAGGTGTATCGATAGCCATAGACCAAGTGCAAACATATTTCCAAAAATCATCCTCTGCGTGCTTTCTCAATCGCCATTTTGAAGTTTCACCACCATCATGAACAAAGTACATAGCTAGCATTTCTTGATATGTCATACCGTTTAAAAATTCGCTATGCTGACCTAATTCCATATGATCGTTAGGGCTAGGTGTTGCTGAACAAGCTAACTTGTATGGTGTGTTTTTGAACGATGTCAAAATAAGACTAGATAGCTTCCCGTCTCTACCTTTGAGGATAGAGCTTTCGTCCAAGACAATACCTGAAAAAACCGAAGTGTCTATGTTCTTAAGCTGATCGTAATTAGTAATGAAAATATCTGGCTCACTATTCAATGGCGTGCATGCGAAATCGTATTGGTACACATCAATACCGAATTTTAAACCCTCGTCAATAGTTTGCTGAACTATAGCAAGTGGCGCCAATATCAATACTGGGCATTGAGTATAAGTAGCAACATGATGAGCCCATTCCAGTTGGCAGAAAGTTTTGCCTAGACCACAATCAAAGAAGAAAGCAAACTTCCCTTTTTTTAAAGCGGTTATGATTCCGTATTGCTGGAAATCTTTCAATAGTGGATTTAACTTTTTAGGGTCGATGTCAAAACCGTAATTTTTGAATTGGACGATCTTGCTTTCTAAAAATTCGCTGTATGTCATCTCTTTTCTCCTTTCAGTCTTTTTAATAGCCTATCAATCTTGAATACTTTCTGAGCGTTGACCATATCTCTGAAACCTGAATCTGAATGCATTTGCTCAACTTGTTCCATCATAATTTCAAGATCAGCGAATTCCTCAACCATATGAGAAAACGTATTATTATCTGACTTTCTAATCTGTTTACGGACCGCAAGAGCAAATTCCAAAGCTTCTTCAATAGCCATTTCCATTTGAGAATATTGTCCCCATTTTTCGCCCGCTTTTTTGTATACTTCTTGACGTTGTTCTAAAGCATTATCAATTTTAGGTGGTTCTAATTCTTCTAGCCACCATTCGATTTTAAGCCGTGAGAAGTCTAGGAAATGAACGTTTCCAATACTTGTTTCATACCTTTTGTAATCGGTAGGAATTCTTTCTGATGTCTTTACCTGTCTAAAAAGCTTATCCATTTCCTACCTCGCTTTCTTTAATCTTTACCCATCCGTATTCGATCTCAGTGCCATAGCCAACGTAATAGCCTAATTCTTGAAGTTTTCGAATGGCCTGAAAAACATATGGATTTCGTTCGTAATTGAGGTCTTCATTGCATACACATACATATCCGTCAAAATCAATATCAACTGATTTGATGTTTCGGTCGTGTTTTACAGTAAGCCAGTCCTTTTCTGAGCGGTCTACTATATGGCCTTTTGAATAAGTATGAAACAACATTGGGCAGGCTATTTTAGCTACTTCGATAGCATCTTCATCAGTTATTGATGATAGGGGTGATAGATATAGTACAGGGTTACTCCACCCACTATAGTTAAACTCACTTAATACAATTAGATCGTTATATTGAGGATCGTCAATATTTCGTATCAATACTTTTTGACCTGTGTATAATCCAAAAAACTTTTCTTTGTTTTCGATTGTGTTATCCATTTCCTTTGGTCTCCTTTCCTAAACAGCATTTTTTAAATTTTAAGCCACTTCCGCAAAGACAGCGGTCATTTCGGCTAATTGTTGATTTATCGGCAGGATCATAATATCCTATTATTCTTTCTCGTTTGCTACCTGCATGAGCAAGAGCGGATATTCCGGCATACATTGCGGCTATTCCAATAAGATTTTATTTATACATTGTTAGTCTCCTTTCCTTCGATAGAATTGATGTTGATAGCCAAGCCTTTTTCGATCAAACCAAAAATGTCTATATGATTGGCGAAGCATTCCATAGCTGTTCCATAACTTAGTGACTGAAAAGCTATTTTCTTGTTGGCCAAATCCCATATCTCGACCTGAATTTGTAAATCAGTATCTAGATTATTCATTGACTTGCTGTTGATATCCTTGTATTCGGATAGTGGGCGAAGGATTGGTTTAATACGACCAATGTAGATAGATGATATAGCTAGTCTGTCGTAAAATACTACATCACTAGCGACGCCATAAATGGTGTAGGTGTCATCTTTAATAACCGTATTCTCTCTTAGAGCCTTTAATCCATACGGAAGATAAGGTGCGAGCATTTCCATTGTAAGTACTGGCGCTTTCTTTTCGTTATTCACCGTACACCTCCTTTCCTTCTGCAACCAACTCTATATCTGTCGGGAACATAAACCGTTTTGTGAAACCAACATTTACCAATTCGGCTATCTTTTCAAAGTCTGCTTCGGCAAGTTCATCAGATAATGAATCATCTTCACAATAGTAATCTTCCTGATTCTCTATGTGGTCTTGAAGTAAACTGTGGATGGTTTCTGCACTTATGCTAAAAGCCGTTTTGTTTTTGTCCAATAGAAACAGTTTATTGTCAGGGTAAGACTCAGGTCTACCAAATTCAATGAAACTGTCCAGTGTTTCAAAAATATCTGTTTGATCAATAGTGAAATGCGTGTACCCTTGTTCTATTGCTTGCTGAGGTGTCAGCTTTGTTATTTCGTTATTCATGGGGTAACTCCTTTCTTGCTTTTAGCCAATTATTGTGTTTTCTGTCGGCATTCTTTGAATTAAGTGCGTAACATTGGAACCCGTCAGGGAACTTATATAAATTACCTTTAGGCTTTGATCTGTCTTTTGCCAAATCGGATTTTGATTTAGCAACAGGACGGGTACTTTCTTGGTGGTAGGTAGTTGATGCTATCGCCATACCTACTAAGCCGGCTAATTGAGCTAATTTCATTTGTTCTAAGATTTAAATTGTGGTTGCTGATTGGATTAGTTCCTCTATTTGTGTACGCTGATTCATGCCTATATTGAAGAAATCTGTATGGTTATCATCAGGCTTAGCATTTTCCATGTACCATTCGATCACTTTATTGGCTTCCTTCAACATTTCAAGCATTTCAGGGGATTTAGACATTAAAACAATATTCGCCCTAGCTTCAGGTTTTGAACTTGCTCTTAATGCTAATTGATGTTCACCGCAATATATAGAAGAACATATTTGTCCATTCTTGACATACCATTCACCTTTTGTTCCTTTGAATTCCATAGCCTACTTTACTTTAGTGATTGTTAGTTTTCCGATTGGTTTTATTTCTTCGTCTATTGTACTCATGTATCTATATGTTTTTGTGAAGTTTTCAGTATTACATAAGCATGATATACCAAATCCAAAAGTTTCACCTATAGTGAATCCACCAATTTTAAATGAGTCAAAATACCCTCCATCTGTTAGAACCTCCACTACCTCGAATGTCTGTCCTACTTTTATTTGATTTTTCATGGCTACCATCCCTCCATAGGAAATTCTAAGTAAACTTGCACTTGACTTCTAATCTCATTTGTGATATTTTTTACACGATCAGTATTCCTACTTACACGTCCAAACCACCGCCAGCCATTTGAAACAGCCTTATTTCCTTGGTGAAAAGTATTGCAGTCCATGTATATTAAAGTTCTATCTCTAGCTTTTACAAGTGCTAGGACATCATAAGCTAAAAGGCTCATCACCTCCTCATGCCATTTTCTATAAATTAACTCTCCCTCTGGGATCGCAGGCATAAGGCAGCTACCAATAGCAAATTCTGTAGGGCATATGTCAGCATTTACCAGCCCTAAAATATGCTCACTCTTATACCTTGGGTTGTCATAATCAGGTTGCCCAGCGGTAACAAAGTGTTGTCCTACCGGAATTTCTGGCCTAGGAACATCGTCATGATGATATCCAGGGATTGCAGGATACCAACCCGGCATTAGCATGTGTACTCGGCTATCAAATACGACTTGAGATATCTTCCAGTCATTAGGAAGATTATCGATAAAGGATTTGGTGATTTCACCTCCATTCTTATAAGCAAAATCTAAATCTGCATTAAAAAACATTGGTTCGTTTTTTATATGCTCGTTGCCTATTTTTTGTGCAAAAGATCCTAATTCCTGTATTTGGGAATTGAACTGTTTTTGTGTTGTTGCGCTCATCTTCTTTTCTTTTAAAGGCGCCAGTAAGGCGCCATTGGTTAATGTTTTATAATCAATTCGTTTTTACCAATAGATTGGTCGTCCATGGCGTTTAAAGCTTTGCTTATGTCAACCTTTTGGCCGAATAGTAAAAGTCCGCTTGTGAGCGATGCAATGTTTTTTATACCCTGCAATTCCTTTATTTTGCCATCTACCTCTAAAAAAGCCTCATTGAAGTTCACAATGTGCATTGTCATACCTTGTCCTAAAAACATCGAGTAGTCGGATAGGGAATCATCGCCCCACGGCGAATCGATTTCAAAACCCAATGACAATAGGTTTTCTTCTGAAAAAATTTGTCTCATAACTAACCGAAAATTAAGATGAATGAACACGCTAAATACGCAAGCGAAACCAATAGGCCTATAACTTTGATGTAAGCCCAAACAGTCTCTTTTACTATCTGCTTTTCGGCCTCATTCATTATGTTGTAGAAAAATAATAGAGTTTTCATGATTTATGTAATTGATGTGAAAATCACATATTTTTAATTATAGAAAATGGTTTTTTGTCCCTTAATAGAAGTGTCGATTTTGACTATTTCTTTAGCCTTAACATCGCGTAATACTTCACTTCCGTCCCGATCGACATAATCGATCCAGTCATAAGTGATGGCGCCATTTTCAACCATAAAATTGAAAGCTCTTTTGCCAGCATGATTAATTGTTACTGTTTTCAT